TTATGGGAAGCGGGACAACTGCTATTGCTGCCTTAAAATTGAATAGAAGATTTATCGGTTTTGAAATTTCTAAAGAGTATTGTGAATTAGCAGAAAGAAGGTTAAGAAATGAAGGGTTTGGACAGAGAAAATTAGAATTAAAAGTAGATTAATTTATGTTGAAACAGGAATTTTTACAAAATTTAAGAGGCAAGGGAAAGAAATATAAAAGATATTTAGGTTCACCTTTAAGATATGCAGGAGGGAAAAGTTGGGCTGTTGGTTATGTAATAGAAAAACTACCAGAAAATATAGAGAGATTAGTTTCACCATTTTTTGGGGGTGGTTCAATTGAAATAGCAGTAGCAAAAGAATTAGGGATAGAGGTTAAAGGATTTGAAATATTTGATATTCTTGTAAATTATTGGAAAATTCAAATAGAGAAGCCCGAAGATTTATATCAAGAGTTAGTTAAATTAAAACCTACTAAAGAAACTTACGAGTTAGTTAAGCAAGAATTAAAGAAACACTGGGAAGGGGAAATAAAATTGCCACCATTAAAATTGGCTGCTTATTATTATTTTAATCATAATCTTTCATATGGACCAGGATTTTTAGGATGGATGTCAAATGTTTATGCTAATGAAGAAACATATTATCGGCTTTTAGAACGAGTCAAGAATTTTATTGTTAAAAACATATCAATAGAATGCGCTTCATTTGAAGAGGTTATACCTAAATTTGAGTTTGATTTTCTTTATTGTGACCCACCATATTATTTAGGAAAGGATAGTACACTTTTTAGAGGACTTTATCCTCAAAGGAATTTTCCTATATATCATAATAATTTTAACCATGAATTGTTAAAAGAACTTTTATTAAAACATAAAGGAGGATTTATTTTATCCTACAATGATTCACCAACAATCAGACAATGGTATAAGGATTTTGAAATTGTAGAATTGCCTGTTCAATACACTATGGGGCAAGGAGAGACAAGAATAGGTTTAAATCGTAAAAACAAAAACAGTAATCATATAAAAAAAACAAAAGAATTATTGATTGTAAAAGTGGGTGATTATGGACAAGGTAAGTCGTGATACTATTGAAGTATTGCAAGGTGCAACTTATAAGGTTAGAATATCTTGCAGGGAAGGAGAAAATGGTAAGAAAGAGCTATATGACTAAACACGTAGATTTGTTTACGTCTACATTATTACCCCTAAACCTTCCCGAGGTATTTAAACAAATCTACTATTACCTTTATAGTAACAGCAACATTCCAAGGGCTGAGAGACTAGGAGCCGAGATGATTAGAATTCTTTTTTGCAAGATATATGATGAAACTCATAATGGAAGTGGCAAAAAGTTCACATTAAGCTCAAACAAAAGTGACGATGAAGTAGGTAATAGGGTTAAACAACTATTTGAAAAGGTGAAAGAAGATTACCCAGATGTATTTGATAAAGAAGAGAAAATATACCTTGATTATAAATCAATTAAATATGTAGTTGAGAAACTCCAAAATTATACTCTTGTTGAAACAAAGAGAGATGTAATAAGTGAAGCGTTTCAAGCTTTTTGGGGGCCAGGACTACGAGGAGAAAAAGGGCAATTTTTTACTCCAAGAAATATAGTTAAGATGTGTGTTGAGATACTTGACCCCAAACCCGGTGAAAGAGTTATAGACCCGGCATGTGGTTCTGGGGGTTTTTTGGTTGAAGTTTTATCACAACTGAAGGAAAGAGAGTATTTTTGTAATGTTTATGGGATAGATAAAGAAGTAGATTTAGTTAAGATTTGCAAAGCATATATGGCTATTATTGGGGGTGGGCATGCAAATATATTCTGTACAGATTCACTTTATCCAGAATCTTGGACGGAAGAAATAAAAAATAAAATCAAGGATGAAAGTTTTGATGTAGTACTTACAAATCCGCCATTTGGAGCAAAAATATTTACTGAAGACAAAAATATCCTTAAAAACTATAAATTAGGACATAAATGGATTAAAGATCATTTAAACAACTGGAGGATCACTAATTCTGTTACTAAACGGGCTCCACAGATTCTATTTATAGAAAGATGTCTTCAACTTCTCAAACCAGGCGGTAGGATGGCAATCGTCCTTCCTGATGGAGTTTTTGGAAACCCCAGCGATAGGTATGTATGGCACCTCGTTCTAGAGAATGCAAAGATATTAGCAGTAGTCAGTTTACCTCCTGAAACTTTCCTCCCGAGCACCCACACCAAAACAAGTGTTTTATTTTTAGAGAAGACAAAAAACAATGACAAAGATTATGAGATATTTATGGCTATTGCGCACAGAGTCGGACATGATAAAAATGGCAAAATAATATTTAAGATGGATATAAAGGGTAATTATGTCGTTGATAGTAGAGGAAATAAAATAATAGATGATGACTTACCACTCATAGTTTCCAAATATAAGGAATTTAAAGGAGGTACTCTCCAATCAAGTCGCTTTGGATTTATTGTAAGGTTATCTGAGATAAGGAATTATATTTTTATTCCAAGTTACTATGACCCCGAAACTGCACAAAAACTAAATCAACTAGAGAAAACAAGGAAATATAAACTTACATCAATTAAAGAATTAGTTGAGCAGAAATTAATATCAATAAAAAGAGGAAACGAAGTAGGTTCAAGATATTATGGGATGGGTGATGTTCCTTTTGTAAGGACATCCGATATTGTTAACTGGGAGATTAAAATAGACCCAGTAAAAAGTATTCCAGAGGAAGTTTATGAGCAATATAAAAAAAGGCAAGACATAAGAGAAAATGACATTTTATTGGTTACTGACGGGACATTTCTTATAGGAAGAACAGCGATAGTTACACCGATAGATAAAAAATTGGTGATTCAAAGTCATATAAGAAGGATTAGATGTTTAAAACCGGAGAAACTACATCCTTACTTACTACTCTACTTATTAAATACCGAAATTGTACAAAAACAAATAGAGGAAAAAACTTTTGTTCAAGCTACAATTTCTACAATCGGGGAAAGGTTATACGAAATTATAATTCCTATTCCTACAGATAGTAATACTGTAGCAAAAATAATGAACGAAGTTTCAGAGATTATAAAAATGAAAGTGGAAGCACGAACAAAAATAGAAAATTTAATAAAAAATAGAGAGGAGGTATAAGAATGGTAAAGGTTGAACTATATTATGGAGCAAGGAGAGATAAGAATAGGTTTAATCGTAAGAACAAAATAGTAATCATAAAGAAAAGAATTATTGATTGTAAAGGTGAGTGATTATGGATAAGGTAAGTCGTGATACTATTGAGGTATTGCAAGGTATAACTTATAAGATTAAAACGCCTTGTGGTAATATGTATGTTACGGTTAATAAGTTGGAAGATAAGATTATTGAGGTTTTTGCTAAACTTGGTAAGGCAGGTGGATGTCCGCAATGTAATCTTGATGGATTATGTAGAGTGATTTCAATTGCTTTGCAGGAAGGAACAGATATTAATAGAATTATCAAAACATTATTAGGGCATAAGTGTCTTGAATCTGGAATAGAGTTACCCGATGAAGGATTAAGTTGTCCTGACGCAGTAGGTAAAATTTTGAAAAAAGAAAATTTAAATGAAAGTAAAAAATAAGTGGAATTAATTTTGTAATATGTTATAATGGGTAAAGAATGAATCAGAAGAAGGGAAGTCAGATTGATGCAGTGCAGCCATTTTTGGCTCCTGATATTTTTGATGGGTTTAAAATAAAAAAAGAAATTAAAGAACAAATTATTGAATTTGTGAAGGATCTGTTTAGTAAATTTAAGGGAGGGTTTTTATTAGTTAAGCGAATTTGTCTGGTAGGGTCTATAATGACAAAGCAATACACTCCTTTTTCTGATGTAGATATTAATATAGAGGTGGATTATGAGAAATTTGTTAAATTAAATCCTGAATCATTAAAATATCCTTACGGTGTTTATCCTTATATGATGGATAAGATTTATTTATTTTTAGAGGGGGTACCTATTAAGGGAACAGCGAGGACTTTTTCGGTTCATATTTATTTTTATCCTTTTATTTTGTCCAGCGATAATGTTTTATGTATTTATCCTTCAGAGAAATGGATTAAGGGATTTAATTTTCCGACTTTATCTTTTGATCCAGAGAGAGAATTTTTAATTTTAAAATTATTTGCTGAAAGTATTAAAAATAAATTAATTGGAATTAAAAGGATAAAGCGGAAGGAGGTAGATTCGTTTTTGGAAGCATTTGAGGATTTTATCAGGGATTGGAGACAATATAGATTTCAAATGGCTGAGAAGGGTAAGGGGCATTTTTTATCTTATAAATTTAGTGCCGATTGGGATTCTGGGAATATTTTTATTAAATTCTTAGGGAAATTTGCTAAGCCTAAAAGTGAGGTGGTTTAATGTTTTGGAAGGATTTTCTTTTAAAAATACAAAAAATTTATAATAAAATAAATCCAAAAACAATGGAAGATGAAGTAATTTTAGTTAAAGAAATTTTAATTGGATTGACAGATGCAGAATTAGATTTATTTGTCAATCAAGTGAGCGAGATGATTAATGAGGAAATTTTAAGTAATGATTCAGAGATGTATGAATATATGCGAATGTTGATGGTGTTGTTATCCTGTGAATGGTGTAAGCGTAGGCAAATTATTCAGGATTATGAAATTTTATTACAAAAGGAAAATCAAAAGGGTTCAGAGGTTTTAAAAGTAATAATTAATCCTATATTATTTAAGGAAGAACAAAATGCAAAAGAGCAGTTCTATCATTGATAGACCACAACGAGATTTAGATCCTCGTATTTTTTTTAATTTAAAATTAAGAAGAGATGTGAGGAATAAAATTTTAGATTTTGTTTTTAAAAAACTTAAACATTTTAAAAAAATTAATTTTTGGTTGCAGGATATAGTAATTGGTGGTTCCTTTACTACTAATCAATATAGGGAAGATTCTGATATGGATGTTGGTATTTTGGTTGATTTTGAAAGAATGGTATTTTGTAATCCTTCTTTAAAATCAACAGAATTTGCATATTTAACTTTGCGTAATTTGTTTTCTAAAACTTTATGGATTAATGGTGTAGAAATTAGTTTTTTGGTTGCAAGGCGAGGGAAGGAGTATCCTTCTCCTGGACTTTATTCTGTTTTAAATGATTACTGGATTCGTGAACCCTTTTTTTTACCATTAGAAATTAATCCTGATGAACTATTTAGTATTTTTAAAGCAATAGCATTACTGTTATCTTGTTTATTTAGACTATTATTAAAATTGGAAGGAGGGGCTTTTATAGTTTTAAGGATTATTAATTCATTAGAACATAAGCGGGAACTGGAAAATTTACAAAGAGGAGATTATAATGAATTAAACATTATTTATAAATATTTAGAAGAACGGTATAATTTGGAAGAAATTAGGATGGAGGCAAAAAGATTAGTTAATTGTTTAAGGAGGTAAAGGACCATGTTTAAAAAAGTCAATGAAATTGAGGTACAGAAGGAAATTAGGATTAAGATTTTTTGTCAGAAGTGTAAAAAAGAACATTTTGCGGATGAGGATTGTGAAGGCAAGGAAGGTGAGGAAGTGATTAAACGGGTGATTAAACCAGAAAAAGTGGTAGAATAAGGCTATGGCATTTTGGAAAACTGCGTCAGTAGAATTTAAACCTCTTGGGGATTATACGGATTTCCGTAAACGGGCTAATGCGCTTCATCAAATTAAGGGTTATAATCTGATTGATTCATCTCATTTTGAAAAAATGGCTACTTTGTATTATGTTTCTGCTAATCCCAAAGATTATTATTTTCTTTCTTGTTTAGCAGTAAGGGCTAATGTTCCAAATAAAAATGGAGATGCTATAAGCACGGAGGAATTATTTAGATTTAGACCAGCAAGAAAGTGCAGAACTTATGAAACTTTTATTCATTCTCCTCTGCATGTTAATCATTTTTCTTCAGATCCTAAATTAGCAAAGGGGTTTATTGTTGATGCAATTTATAATGATTGGGCGGAGGATTTTGCTTTTGTTGAGACCGTTGTAGCAATAGATAAAACCAAAGATCCTATCCTTGCAGAAGCAGTTTATAATGGAAGAATTAATAAATTTTCTATGGGGTCTATTGTTGAAGCGTTACAGTGCAGTTTGAGTCATTGTAAGAAAATTGCATATAGAGAAGAAGATTTATGTGAGCATTTAAAAAATTATAGGATGCAAAAAATTAATGGAGAATTATGTTTTGAATGGAATATCGGTGTAGATTATGAAGAATTAAGTATTGTTGATAATCCAGCGGAGGAGATGGCGATGACAAGGGCTATTCTTGGGAGTTATCCTGTGATGAAAACATTGTCTAATTATTTGCCACCACAGAAAAGAGCGGGAATTAATGTATATGCGTCAGTTAAAAATTCTCCTAAATGGTTTGAGATAATGGGTATTGATAGAACTGATATGGAGGTTGTTAAGCGATATTTTGAAAATTTAAATTATAGGGTTCCTCCGAGTGTTTTACGAGTAATTGGCAGGCTTTTTGAGGAAGTGGGCAATGGATAATTTATTAGAAAAACTTAAAAAGCGATATATGTCTGCACCATTAGAAGGGAAGCAGTTATTAAGGGATAATTTGATTGCTTTGGCCGCTGCTTGTGGGAAGGAACAGGAAATTCAAAATTTTATTGAACAGGTTGATGGAGGAAGGATTAATTCTCTGGATGATTTAAAGGTAGCACAGGAAGAAGAAAAAAAGGATGAAATGGAAGGTGAGGAAGTCAAAAAAGAGGAGATGAGGGAACGAGTAGAAAAATTAGAGCCAGAAGAGGTAAGGGAGGAACCAGAAGTAAAGAAAGAGGTTGAGCAACAGAAATCGGATTTACAATTACAAAAAATTAATGATAATATAAATGAAGTTTTGCAGAGATTGGAACAGATAAATAAAACATTGCAGGAACATGAAACAGCGCTTAAGGAGCATAAAAGGGTTTTAGAACATTTATTGCAGGAAGAAGAGGAAGAGGAGGAGAAGGAACCAAAGGTAGATGAATTTGGAGTAAGATTTAGTTCTGATTTAGAAGATTTAAACGAAAATAAAAAATATGCTAATATAAGGAGGATTGCTATGGTGAAGGAACAATCAAATAAAGAATTAAGTCCTACAGAGCGTCGTAAGGCCAGGTTACAGAAATCTGCACAAGAGGAAGCACCTAAGTCTTTGAAAGAATTTTATAATGTTGAAAAGGATATAGAGAAGATGAAAAAACTGCCTCGAATTCCAGAGACGCCGTATACTACGAAGGAACAGTTAGAGAAGAGGAAAGAGGAGGAGAAAGAAAAAATTAAAACAAGGGTATGGGATTTGTCTCGGTTAGCGGCTGAACTGACTGATGATGAACAGAGTTGGATAGTGAGTTATGAGGGCAAACCTATTTATGCAATTAATTATAAGGATAATGAAAATCGTGTAGAAAAGGATGAATTTGTTTCAACTGGTTTTGGTAAAGGATTATTAAAAACGCTTGCTCTTAATGGTGAGGAAGAACTGCAAAAGAAGTTTAATATAACAGTTCTTGGTGAACCTAAGAAAGAGGAGGAGAAGGAGGAAAAGAAGGAGAAGGAGAAAGAGAAGGAAAAAGAGGCTGCGTATGAGATTAAATTTGAAAGGGCATGGAGATTGGCGAATGCTGTTTTGATGAAGAATTTAAGTGATAATCCACTTAAAGGAGCGCTTTTTGAGATATTTAGTAAGAAGGCAGAACTTAAGAATCCCGTGCCATACATAGAGGAAGCATTTAGAATGGCAGCGGATAAATATTTTGATACAATGATGTCTTTGACTAAGAAATATATGAATTTGGACGATAAAACAATTGCAGAAGTAGAAGAATTTGTTAAAAGTGCAAGAACCCAGGTGGCGAATTTGGATATAAATGAGAGAACTGATTTAGTAAGAGAGATGGAAGCACAAGAATTAAGGCGTAGAGCAGAAGCGGGTTCAATCCCTCTTGTGAGCAATGATTTTGTAAGGGAGGATCCGCTTAGAAGCGCTATGCCTAAACCTTTAAACTGGTATAATATTAAATAAAAGGAGGTAGAACGATGATAGATAAAAATAGAAGTAGAGTAAGGTTTAGGCCATTTTATAAGGTAGACCCAACTTCACAGTGGGAGGAAGGTCAGGTTGCCACATTGGTAGAGGTTGGTGGTGAGGTGATGGTAAAGAAATATGAAGCACAATCAGGTGAAATACCGCTGGGTATTTTCTGGTTTCCGAAAGCGCAAAGTCTTACAAGGGTAAGTTTGGAAACTGCTGTTCTTTCTGGAACTACACCAACCAATTTGAAACATGCTAATATTGTTAGTAATTCGGTGCGTGTGACTGATGTTGCAGGAACTACTGTATATGTTGAAGGGACAGATTATACTATTAATTATACAAATGGAACTATAGCAAGAATTGGGGCTGGTAGTATTCCAGATGGAGCAACAGTGGTAGTTCGTTATAGATATAATATTCTTGCCAGTGAACTTGCAAGGATGCCACAGCGTTTTGAGAGAGTGCCAGATGCTACACTTGGTTCTGGAACGATTACTGTAGCGGAGGGACCTGCGGAAATTTATACAGATCAATATGATACAAGCGTTGGATATAGTGTTAATGCCGCATTGTATGCAAATGCGGATGGAAGAATTACTACGACAAGTGGTGGTCCACAAATTGGTAAGGTGATTGCTCCACCAACATTAGGATATGCACTTTTAGGATTTGCATTGAAACCTGTGATTTTATAAAATTTTAAAAGGAGGTAATGACAGTGAAGAATCCTTATATTAACAATTTAAATAACCTTGTAGATACGATGGTTCCCCCAAAAGGTGCTGAGTTTTCGGTAGGTAAAGGTATGGATAAAGGTGGTTCTGATGCGGTGGAGAAATATCCGCTAAGTAATGAGACACATCATTCTAAATTTAATGATTTTATTAAGGGCGGTGACCTGCCAATTGATTGGATTGACCCACGAACAAAAGAACCATTTAATCCATTGATTCAGGGTGAAACAAGGACTGGAAAGACAGATTTTTCAACTGAGAGAGTTTTTGGTAGTTCGGGACGTGAACTTAATGCGTATGATTTGAAAGAAGCGGCCAGAAATATTCAAACGGTGCTTAATCATGCTGCGTATGATGACAGGAGACCTTTGGTGGTTAATAAGAATGTCAATCCTGATGAACAAATTTCCGTGATTGCTCAATATCTAATGGATCCGAGTGGTTATGGGTTTGCCAAGGCAGGACAAGAATTGCTTAATCCTATTCGTGAGGTTATTGATTATGAAGGATGGATTGATAAAGTTTTGGCGCCAAGACCAGTACGAAGAGGCGAAGTGGTAAAGTACGATAGGGATGTGTTCGTGTTTGCATGGGTGATCGGCGAAGATGGAGAAACGCCAGAAAGTCAGGTTGGTGGTGAGCATTTCTTCCCGCCTGAATTTGAAGTGACAGCATTTCCTACAATTGAAATCAAGAATATTTATCAGGCACAGTATGATATCCTGGCAAGGACACAGGATAGGGCTCGTCAGGCAATTGAATTTCAGAAGGATACTGCTGGTAAAAATCTTTTGAATGCTGCTGCTACAACGGTGAATAGTGTTGTAGCATTTACTTCACTTACATTGAGTGTAGTAGAACAGATAAGGCAACAGGTAGAAAGGCATAGGTTGATTGCTGATAAATTGTTGATTAACAGGCGAGAATTATCTGATTTACTGGAACTTGCAATTAGTTCTCCTGTTCGTTTTGACCCAGTAACACAGCGAGCAGCAATTATGCTGGGATATGTAGGTAATATCCTTGGAATGAAGGTGATTGTGAGTGCAGGAACCAATACTTTTGAGGTGGTAAAACCAGGAGAAGTGTTTGTTGTTACATTGCCAGAGTATCTGGGTGGTATGCCAATCAGGGTAGAGTTGGTAAGTCATCCAGCGCCGTTGTTCCCATTTGGTCGTGCAGTGCAGGGATGGATCTGGTATACGCTTCTTTCACAGATTGTTATTAATTCTGCTGGTGTTGCAAAGGGAATAAAAATTTAATTGAATAAACAAGGAGGTTTATCATGGGCAAGAATTTTAATGATATTATTCGTGATTTAGATTGGTGCGCTGAAACCTTAGAGAGGAAGGGATTACAGCGATTTGCGGAGGAAATTGATAAAATAACTGCGATGATTGAGGATGGAGCGCCTGAAGAGGAAGTGGCAAACAATATTTTACGAGTTTCAGATATGATAAGTGAAGCAGAATTGATAAGCGCAAAGAAAGAGGAAGAGGAAGAAGAAGAGAAAGAGGAGAAGGAGGAGAAAAAGGCAAAGAAGGAGGAGGAAGAAGAGGAAGAAGAAGAGAAAGAAAAAGAAGCATCATTTAGGGAATGGCGTAGAAGGATGTTGGCAAAAAGGCGGCTTAAGGAATTAATGGAAAAAAGGAAAAAGAGGTCTTGGTTGAGAGAGGCAGAACCAGATCCCGAACCTGAACCTGAACCTGAACCTGAACCGAGAAGGCCTTATGAATATCGTCCTTCGTATGAATATAGACCCTATGAGTATAGACCGTATGAGTATAGACCATATGAATATAGACCAACAACTGCAATGAGTCCTACTGCAAGAAGGATTAGAAGACGTAAATTAGATGAAGATTAGAATAGACGGGCAGGAGGAGAAAGAAATCCTCCTGTCCGATTTATTGGAAAAATTTATTATGATGAATTCGAAGGATGCGTTATTAAAAGAGGTGCAATTTAATCCATTTTTTCTTTATACTTTAAAACATGAGTTTCCTGATTTACAAAAGAAGGGTTTTATAATTACAGTAATAGAAACATTATCACCTGAAGGTCGGTTTGTTTCTGGTAGTATAAAGAAAAAAGAATATACATTAGATTTAGGAACAGTAAAAATATCGGAGAAAGGAATTGAACCTATTTCAGGATTAAGACCTTACACTGATTTGGTAGAATTTGTAAGGTTACATGAATAAAATTAAATTAGGAGGTGTTTTTATGCCGACAAAATCAGTAAATTTAGGAGAATTTGGAGAAGAGGAGGTAAAGGAGGAGGTTAGAGAGGAAAGGGTTAAGAATATGCCTACTTTGCAGGATTTGTTTGCATCGAATAAGCGGATCTGGGTAGTAAATAGAACAAAGGAGGTATTAGGAACGCCGATGTATTTGATTTTGGATTTAGGCGGGCGGAGATCTGAACCAATACCACCTGGTCCTGAACCTTATTGTTTATCAGATAAGATTTCAAAAAAGCGGTTAGAGGAATGTGATGATTTGTTTAGACTGATTGACAGGAATGTTTTACAATTGGTTTCAGAGGAGGAAGCACAGGCATTTTATAAATCTAATCCTGATGCAAAAAAGCGGATTGAGGCAAAATTGAAATCATTTAGTTATACAACGGAAGGTGGCTCAGTTCGTGGCTTTAAGGACTTGTTGGGTAAAAATGTATTTAAACAATTCCAGAATGTGGCGGTTTCATCAGAAAAGGAAATTGTATCTGGTGTAAAGAAAAAGGTTTCACCGAGATTGCAATGGATTATACAGGGATATGAGGATGGCGTTCTGGACGCTGCAAAATTTAAAGATGAATTATCAGCGATTTTAAGTGAATTGACAGAAGTTGATTTATTATATATAAGACAGCATGATAAAGCGCAGAAGATTTTTGAACAGTTGAAATAGATATGGCAGAGGTTTTTGGTATAAGGACAGACAATCTTTATTGGGTTGGTGACCCTAAACGGTTTGAATTTAAGGGTTACCAGATAGATATAGATGGTGCAAAAAATTTATGGAATTCATTTAAAGGTAAAACTAAAGAAGAAAAATTAACAGATTGTCTGTCCTTTGCCAAAAATTTAGGATTATCAGCAAGGAATTTTTGTGGAAAAATATTTTTAATGGTTTTTAATGAATTTCCAGGATATATTCTTTCAGAGGTAGAGGATATTGAGAAGGGTAGAGCATTTAAATTGTTTCATGAATTTGTTAATGATTTCTGTGAACAGCAAATTAAGAGTCCTTTGCCAGAAAAATTTTATGAACAAACTTTTTATATGACCTATAATGATTTTATAATGAGACTTAAGAATTTATTGGACATAGCACAAGATGAGAATGAACTGGTTATTGGACTTAATTCTATTTGTCCAGACTTTGGTCAATTTTTATTTTCAAGATGGTTAGAAAGGCAAAGAAAAATACCAGGTGTTGAAGATTTAGTTAAGAAGGCACAACTTTTGAAAACCAGATTAGTAAATTATATTAATGGAGGTTAGGATGAGAACTTCTGAATTGGCATTGGCTGCATATTTACAAATTAAAGGACATAAGATTGAAGAAATCATCAATGAAAATGGACAGGCTTTTTTTATATTTAAGGATAATGATGGGATTAAAAAGGATGTAGTAGAGTATTCAAATTCTGATTTTGCAAGATTTGAATCTGCAATCCGAGCATTGCGGAAAATTGTTTATACTATGGTAAAAACAAGGTAGGGAATGTGGGATATTACAAAAGATGTTGATATTGTTCCAAAGGATTTTGATGTATGGTTACCTTTTGAGGTAGTTAATTCTCAAACAGGGGAAAGGTATGATTTTAGTGATTGGACTATTAAACTTTATGGATTAGCAGATAAGTTAATTTCTGAAGATAAAACATTAATCCAAAAAATAGAACCTTATAAGTTTCAATTTCATTATATACCATCCTTATTTCAGAATGAATATGAATTGTTTTTGATTTTTTATGGTGATATAATTAATTCGTCAGAGAAGCATTTTTATAATCGTTTAATAAAGCCAGTTACACCTACTGTTTTGCGTAATATTGTTGTTTTGAGAAATCAAATTGATAAGGCATTGAAATCAGTTCATAAAGCCGCTGATGATTTACAATATTTTGATAATAAAGAAGCACTTGATTCTACATGGCAGGATTTCCCTTTTGGGTACACTGATCAGCATTGTGTTTTATATTTGGAGTTAGGATTAGGTATGATTAATGTTACTGCACCTTATACTAATTTTACTTTATATAATTTCCCTTATGCCTATGCTTCAAATATTTTGATTGATGCTGCTACAATAGTGGCATTAGAAGCGCAGGGTATTTTTTCTATTGATACAGATTATGATTTTTCTTTGGGTGGGAAGTCTTTTACTATCAGGCATTTTGGGGACATTTCTGCTTTTATAAGAGATATTAATGATAGGTTCCAACAGAATTTAAAAATTTTTAAATCAGCATTTAGAACCAAGGGAACTACTTTATTACAACAACCGTATGGTATTGTCGGATTTAGATTAATCCAATTAGCGCCAACTTGGCTTGCAAGATTTGGTATTGGTGTTTCTAAATGGATTTAGGGTGGTGTTATGAGTTTATTGTGGACGCCGATATGGAAAAAACTCTTTGCAACGAGAGCAATTCCGTTAGCGTTGAAACAGAATTACCGGTTGCTTGAAATTGTAGGAGAACCAGTTTATTTATTAATGCGTATCAGAAAATCAGATAAATTTGATATAGAACCTAAAGTTAAAATTTTTAATAAAACAAATTTGATACAGGAAGGGAATTTTTGTTATTTAGTTTTATGGAAAAAGGGAGTTAATTTAGATCAGGATTATCCTGATGTTCGTGATATTATAATAGAGAAGGGTTCTAATTCTAATTTTATTTTAATGCAAAATGTTTCTTTGCCTGAATTTTTAACTGATGTAGATTTTTATTTTACTAAAGTTATAAGGAATAATGCTGAACTTAATATTGAACATGAAGTTAGAATATATTTCCATCAAAATTTATTAAATACAAATGATGAGTTTCATATCAAGTTTTTTACTATTCATCCTGATTTTAGTGAAGTTTATAATCAGTCTATGACCTATTCGTCATCTGCGTTGTCTTTATATGGATGGAGATTAGCGCAATGGCGGGGTTGTTATTATAGAGATAAATTTATTCATAATGCATTTTTAGTTGCTATGCCTGATTTATTAAGGGATTTAAATTTATCCAGTTCTGGGTTTATGGTGTCATCTGAATATTCTTTATGGGCTTCTCCGCCGCCCTTTGCACCATTGTTAAGAGAACATGATATAATTGTTCGTCTAAATGGATTGCGTTATGAAATACGGGATATGACATATAATATGTTACAGAATATGTTATTACAACAAGAATTTAAAATTGGTGAAATAGAACCTTCACATCCTGTTTATAATATACCTGTAGATACAGTGGCTAAGACCTTGAAAGGATTTCCGAATAAGATTTATACAGGGGCTTAAAAATGGATGAATTTAGAAGAATTTTTGAAAGTTTAAATAAAAAGATTAAGGATAGAATTTTATTATGGGTTTCAAAACGGTTTGGAATTGAGTTGACAAAAATTAAAATAATTGATACATCAGAGGGATATAAGATTAGTATTGGTTCTTATTATAGACAGAATGAATTATTTGAATCAAATATAAAGAAAAAGATAAGGGCTGGTTAATGTATTTTGCTTTAAAAAAATATATTTTAGAGCAATTTGTGCATTACACAGATGCATTGTGTAAGGCTGTTAAGGATGGTAGAATACAACCCAAGGATATGGAAGGGAATATAATGAAAATTCCCTCAGAAGTAAAGGTTTATACTATTGATGCTTGGACACCACGAGTTTATCCTGCTATAACTTTGGATGTAGATTCAATTCGTATGGAATTATCCGGTATAGATAGAGGATTTGCGATGGAACAACGATCAGAAAATAATCCTGCGGAAAAGGTTTTTGTTTATCTGGCTACCGTTGGACTTGCATTGGCTTGTTTTGGTAGAACATTAGAAGAAAGAGATATTTTATCTGATTTAATGTTATTTTTTTATACAAGAAAGGATGTCTATGATTTTTTATTGTCCAGAAGGATAAGAATTTCTACACCTGCTAATATTAGAACTTATGGAGAGGAAACACCGCCTGGACAGGATTTTAAAATTTATTATGCAGGATTATCATTAGAATTAAATACAGAATGTATTATACAGGAAATTAGTAATGTTCCGACCATTGGAGATGTAATTGCTGAAGTAGAGGATCCAGTTAAAATTTAATTTGACTTTTAAAATTTTTTTTATTATAATGTTAATAGGAGGTTGGAAACAGTTGAGTAATTTATTGATAAATGTAGAGATTTCATGTAAGGTAATGGTAGGACTGAGCAGACCGAAAGGATCTCAGTCTAAGAGATTTGTGCCTGGCCGAGGCCATACTGGTAGAGATACCAGCGATGTTCTCGTTAAGGCGAGGAATTTAGTTGTGGACACTTTTGTCTACAACTAGAAAGGCAGGTCATTAAATGGCAAATAGATTACCAGGTGTGGTTGTAAGAATAGTTCCTGAGATAGGGCAGGTAACAATACCTTTATTTCAAAGGTATGTTTGTATAATAGGTCAGGGAGAACATAGATTATTGCAATCTAATGAAGAGGTAGTGCGTAGTTCTGTAAACAATTATGATATTTTTTCTAAAAGTTTTGTAGAATTGATAAGAGTTGGATTGGTTCCAGACGCTTCTGATTTTGTTCAAGGGACACATTTTAATATTTATACGCAGGGCGGACAGAATGTAGGTATTCAATGGAATCCATTAGTTCCTGCTTCTACTAATCAATCTTGGTCAATTGCAGAACCTTTTGATTTTACAACAAATAATAAATTAAAAATTAATATAGATGGATTAGGGGATGTTATTATAGATTTATCATCATTGGGAAATTCTGCTACTGCTGCGCAGGTTGCAAATGTAATTAATACAGCATTGAGTAATGCTTACGGAACAGCATATAATTCTGTAGCACAGTTATTCCCTTCACCTACGAATGATAAGGTTCAACTTGTTTCTCCTACAAGTGGAGAAAATTCAAAAATTGTTTTTTATGATATTGCTAATAATGCTTTTGTGGAAATTTGGGGAAATGGACCTGCACCTAACACCTGGCCCAACGGTATATTAGTATTAACAGGAACAGGTAAACAACCTGCTGCTGGTCAAACTTATTATGTGACTTATCGTTATAAGGCACCAGATTCAACTTATGAACCTACATTGTATTTTGATTTAAAACCTATTTATAATGAACATGGAAGTAGATTTCTTGCTAATCCATCTAACCCAACTCAGATTAATGAAATTGTTTTGATGGCAGAAATGGCATTTCAGGATTTGCCTGAGAGAATACCTGGAATTGTAGTTGCTCAATTGGATTTAAGAAATGCAGTTAATCCTTATGAACCTACACCATTGGAATTGCGAGATGCTTATATTGCAATGTTGGAGAAGTTGGAAAGGGTAACAGAAGGGAAATTATATTTAGTTTTAAATACGACTGATAGCCAAGTTTTGGATGAATATTTTAATCATGTAAGGACGATGAGTCAACCAGAAATTAAGGCAGAAAGGATGTTATGTATAACGATGCCTCCTGGTAGTTCAATTAATGATTATATAAGTTCAACTGGAGCGCCTCATTATAAATCAGAAAGGGTAATGTTATTTTATCCATCTATGATTTATGTAGACAGTGTGGGGCAGGATTTACCAAATTATTATGCGCCTTTGATTTATGCTGCAAGGAAAACTGCGGTTCCTATTGCGACACCTATTAATGTAGAACCGTTACCTGGTATTACATTAAAGACAGCACCGACTTATAATGAAAAGAAGATTCTATTGGCGAATGGTGTTGCGGTAGTGGATATTGTTGAAGGGCAGACGGTGATTTTACATGGTATAACAACAAGAACAGATTTTGTAATTTATGAGGAAGAAAATGTGGTTGATATTGCTGACTATGTTAAATTTATATGGCGTAAAAGAATGTTTGAATTATTTAAAAATGCTCCTATAGATGCGCCGACATTAAGGTCAATGGTTACAACTTCTATTGCATTGCTTGATTCTTTGATTAGAGATAGGATAATAGCGGATTACAAGAATATTCAAGCGGTTCAGGATAATGTTGAGCCGAGAATGGTAAGAATGCGTGGTAAGGTAAAACCTATGTTTCATGTATTGTATATGGACATAGAATTTACATTTTCAACAACCTTATAAGGAGGTGATAGTATGATAATTCCAGATACGCAGTCGAGAGTTTTTTATTCGTATACGATTAAAATGAATGGACAATCGGTAGGAACTTTACAGGAATTTAGTCCGAGTTCAAGGAAGACGGTAGAGAGGGTCAGGGAGATTTCAGTACAGCAAGGAACCAGAGTGATTGAGATTGTTCCTGGTGTAGTTGATTTTTCTGTTACTGTAAGTAAGATAATGTTATATAAGAAAAGACTTTTTGAAGCGCTTGGATTTGAAGTAGGAAGTTTAGAAGATTTAAATGTTCCATTTACTATTGAGGAAGAATGTAGTTTTCCAGATGGACGTAAGGAGACAATAATTTATAATGGATGTCAGTTTGAAAGTGTGGATTATACTATTAGTTTGAGAGAAACATTAGTGACTGAAAGGGCAACAATTCAGGTTGCTTATGTAACAAAGAGGATTGAATAATTTAAATTTCAGGGTTTTCTAACCCGCGATACATCTTATTTAAATCTTAAAAATTAGGAGATTTTAAATGGAACAGGGTGCTTCTGTTCAGAATAATATTAAGAATGACCAGGAGAAACAGGATTTAAAAGTTAATTCTGTTCTGGAAGATATTTTAGATTTTAAGAAAAATTTTCGTAATATAGATTTCAATAATCTTTTATTTACAGGATATGTTCGTTCAGGGGATATAGAAGTTTTAGAAGGGTTGCGAATTGATTGCAGGACGCTTACATTGGAAGAATTAATGCAATGTGCAGAGGTGGCGGTAAAATACAAATCGCAGGATGCTCAGAATAAAGCATATATGGTAGAGTATTTGATGTATTCAATTATTACGATTAATGGTAAGTCTTTAGTAATGGATTTCAATGAATTAAGATACTGGCGTGATAAGTATAAAAGAGATCCAACATTAGAGGAGCAGGCAAGGTGGGTTTTATTAAATAAGGTGCCTCCATTTTTGCTGGATTTATTATATATTATTGTTCAAAAATTTAGAATGGATTTTGATTTTGTATTTTTGCAGCAGATAGATGAAAGGATTAAAAAAATTGTAGAAGCAAGACAAAAAATGGATGGAGAGAAGAATGAAACTTGATTTACCTGATTTTTTTCAATATATAGTTTTAGAGGTGATGTGGGGATTTGGTTTTACTCTGGAACAAATTAAAAAATTTTCTATTTATCAAATTTTTTTATTATATGTTCATTTACTTGAAAAGGAAAATCTCGAATGGATGAAATTTGAATCATTAAAGATGATTTTACGGCCAGAACTTTATTCGCATTTAGCAGGTGAAAGGAGGATAAATGAGAAGTTTGATATAATGACACAGGAGTTTTTGAATGCCTGATAAACTTATAGAAAGAGGAGAAATAGAACTTCCAGTTAAAACAAATCTTTCGGATGTAGAAAAGGTTTTAAATGCTTTATCTAAAGATGTTAAAGAAACTTCTGGTAGTTTAGTTATACAGCAGAAATTAATTCAAAGAATAATTGATTTTAAGACGGGAGAAAGTCGGTTAGCAAAAAGAATAGTTACAGATTTACGTTCGCAGGATGAAATTATTGCTGGTTTACAAAAACGGTATCGATTGAACTATGAGCAGGCAGAGAAAATAAGACAGGTTTTATCAGCGCAATCAGTAACTACTGAGCGAACTGCTGGATTCTGGGATAGATTGCATCTTCGTAGTGTGCGTTGGAATGAAAGTATACAGCGTGCCAGAGAAGGGAGTCGTGCTATTGTAACTGATACGGGAGAAGTAGTCAGAAGGCAGACATTGCAGGATAAGTTATTAGGAAATTTGGTGGGTGGGTTTAAAGAATTGATAGGAACTCTTTTGCCTGTATCTATTTTCTTTGGTGGTTTTATTATGGCTTTGGTAAAAATAGTTGATTATTTTATGAAAACAAATGCCGAGGGAGTTAGATTTAGGTCAATAATGGGTGATATAAATGGAGCATTGGCGGAAACCTGGAAAACTGGGGGTGATATTTCTTTTTTAATGGGTACGGTGTCTACTTATTTAAGAATAAATCATGAAGAAGCGAGTGAACTTGTTAGTAATTTTGTAAGTGCTGGTGGTAGTATGAAGGTTTTAGGAGATACATTAGAATCTGTAACTCAGCGAGCAGTTTTTTTTAGGACTACATCTGAAGCAACTGGTGTACAATTAAAAGATTTAACATCAATGAGTCAGCGATTAAGATTTACAATGGTAGATATGTCAGAGAAATATGCGATGAATTTAGAGTTTTCAGGTGGGAATATGCAAACTCAGGTTTATAGTGCTGATTTGTTGACATCTTATATGGCAAGAATTGCAGGTGAAGCGAGAGATCTGGGGTTGTCTTCTGAGGATGTTTTTGCTACTATGTCTGATTTGGTTAAGGAAGCAGATAGATTAAATATAGATTATATGACTTCTGTTAATGTTTATAGTGCTTTATTAAAATTAAAAAGGGAAGATGTAAGGACAATGGGAGGACTTACGCATTTATCTGAAGAAGCGATTAAAGATTTTGCTACACTGGTTGTTAAGGCGAGTGATTTATCTTTACAAACAAAGGCCTTTATTGCAGCATTTTCTGGGCGACCTATTACAAGTTTAGTAGATTTAGAAAGAACTTTTATAAGGGGTGGAGATTTCGCAGAAATGTTAGCAGAGGCAACAAGAAAACCTGTTAATTTGATAGTAGGATTATTTAGAGGTGAGCAACAGCAAAAAATGCTTGATTTATTACAAAAGAATACTGAAGAAGGAACCGCTACAAGAAGAGTAATTTATGATGTGTATCGTAACTTATATGAACAATTAGGAATTTCTTTTGAGATGTTTGAAGCAATGGTTACGGATCAGCGGTTTACCCAGCGTTTGCATGATGCTATGCAGAAAGCCAATGAGGTAGTTAAACAGCAACAGGACACATTAATAGAGGGGGCGCAGGAGACAGCGCAGGTAGGACAGTATATTATTGCAATGTCTGGTGGGATTAGAGGAGTGCAGAATCTTATTGTAGGTTATCTTGAAAAAATGTTAGGGTGGTTACGAATCATAGCAACTCGGTTAGGATATAAAGAGGAAAAGCCATTGACGGTTTATCAAAAATTAGAATTGCCTGAAACTCGTAAGGCTTTAACAGAGATGTATAAAAGAACTGGAAAGGAAATAGGTGAAGCCGAGTTGATGGCTACACAATTGGCAGGACAATTGAGGTTTAGATTGTCAGCATTACAATTTGCACAAACACCTTCTCAAATTAAAGGTGCGGTTTCTCGTTTGCAGGAAGTATTGCAACCTTTTGGTTTTAAAATTAGTATAGATGCTGGTATTGATAAAGATAAGGTAATAGTAGAAGTAGATAGAATATTAACTGAAATTCAAACAAAGTATGGACATGAAAAAGCAACACAACAGCAGCAAAGAGCAGCAGCGGTAACTTTGCCAGGCGGAGCACCCCTTATACCAGGGATTAGATAATGTCTTTTGATACTGAAAAACTTTTTATAAGAGTTTATAATAAGGATTTATTTATGGAATATCTTGATAATCAATTAGGATTACAAGGAACTGTGGTTGCTTCTGTTTTTTTGCCTGTTAATCCTTATAATGTAACTTTTTCTAAACCTCGTTCTGTGACTTTTCATCAAACTTTACAACCACGAAGATTTATTATTTTGGATTGGGGGCAGGATATTCAATCAATAACTGTAAGGGGACAAACAGGGAGACTTTTATCTGAAAATATTATTTATAAAGAAGAAAATACAGGTAGGGTTATTAAATATGGAGAACAGGAATTAAAAGAAATTAATTATGAGAAATTGATTTCTTTACCATTAAGAACGCCACAAAAAAATTTGATTAATGAAATACTTAATGCTAAGACTGTTGATGATGTGGCGGTTTTTTTAAGCGCTTTACCTATAACGGAAAATGACATTTTCCAGTATTCTGCTTATAGATATTTAATGTTAAAGGTTTTAGAAAAAATTTATCAGAATTTTGATGCAAACGAACAATTAATGAGTTTGTCCTGGATGGGTAATGAGTATTGGGGTATTATTACTGATTTTTCTTATTCTTGGGATACCGGTTCTTTATGGAATATTAAGTATGAGTTTACATTTAAATATTTGCCTACATTGAATTTTCTGGAAGATTGGGAATATAATAAAAAATTAGTAGAGGGTGCAAAATAATGGCTTTAAGGAAATTTTTATTTAGGTTTAATAGTTTTAAAAAAGAACCATTTGAGGTAGAATATTCTTCGCCACCTCAATTTTATAGACCACGGTTTTTTATTTTAATAGCTTTCAATTATTTTAATGTTATATATCAGAATACAGTATTATTTACATCTTTTAAAAGAGCGGTAGAACTTTTCGCTACGAAATTATTACCAGAGCGTATAGGATTTATGTCTTCTATTTCTTTTAATATAGATAAGGAGGATAAAAATAAAGTTTTTAGTCTTTTTTCACTTTTTGTTAATTTTTTTATTAGTTCTGTTAGTGTAAGACGAACACGGACTGATATGTCCAGTGCAACAATAAGATTATATTTCAAAAAAGGAGAGGATATTTTTTATGATGCTATGAAAAATGTTTTAGATCAGGTATTTTTTCCATTATGTCCTATAAGAATTTTTATGCAAGGTCGGTTTGTAGAATCAATGTTATCCGTTTTTACAGGTTTTATTTCAAATGTATCATATGCAGAAGAACCTAATTTTAAATCAATTGTTATTACCTGTTATGATATAAGTAAACTTTTGATTCTTAATCCTGTTAACATTAATCCTGGTGTTGCAGATATCCATAAATTTAATGCTGTTTTTAAAAATGTTAAAGACCAGGAGGAACTTAATCTAAGAGTGAGATTATTTTCTCAATATTTTACTCTGCAATCATATAGAGTGATAATTAATACACTTATTAATGGAAATTTAACTATAGACCTTGAAATGGCAAAACAAATAGGAATTCCTGAAAATTTATTACCGTTGTTACAGCAGGTTAATATAAATGGAATTTATAATATTTCTGAATTTAAAGCACAAACGCCGATAATTTCTACTTCTGTTCAGCAGGATTCTTTTTTTGTTAAAAATTTTATTTTTAAACCAGCGGTAGCATTACGACCTCAACTTATTATATGGGGAGATGATTTTATACCATATTTTGACCTTTCTGCCGCAACAATAGAAAACTTTAATTCTGAATATAAATCAAGATGGGAAATAATAAAAGAAACAAGTGAAAGAATTTTTTTTGATTTTTATGCAACTTCCTGGGGTGATTTTCATACTCATCCATATAGATTTCATCCTCATTTTATGCAGTATGATTTATTTAATGTTAAGGGTGAACCTGCTAAATTTAAATTTACTGAAGATAATAAAATACCGCCATCAGTATATATTTTGACTGCGGATGAAATGCTTAATTTAGATATTACTTTTAATGAAACAAATTATTTGACAGCATACGATATAGTGGGACAATTACCCTTTATTGGGGAAGGGCAGCAGGAATTTACTACGCTTTTATTAATGGGTTCCGATACTGTATCCAGTAGAATTATGTCTCAGTTAGGATTGCGATATAAAAGAGAATTTTATCCTTTGTTAAATAAATTAGCGGTTGGTTCGGGTTCAGATATAATTGAGGATACTAAACCTTTAGAAGAAGAAATTAATTCTTTATATGCTGCTGGCAGGAATATAGAGGCATTTGTTAAACAGCAGGAATTGATTGAAAAGTTAAAAAAGAATACTACAGTTTTAGAGAAAAATCAGCGTTCTAAAAATGCTTTAGATGTTTATGCTGCGGAAAGATTAAAATTTCATAATAGTTCTTTATTTAATGGAAGTGCAACATTGATTTTGCGTCCAGAAATGGATATAGCCAAACCTTGTTATGTTCCTGATAAGGATTTGTTATTCTATATAGATGAAGTGACGCATGAGATAACAGTCGGTAGTTCAGCGACTACTACTATATCTTTTGCTTATGGTCATAAACCTACAGAAACATTTGATTTATATGGAACCTTAAAGACTTTGACTCTATCAAGGAAGGAATTGCCACTTTTATTTTACAGGGACAAATTAAAAGAAAGAAAGGAAAAGGAGGAAAAAAGTTAAATTGACAGGGGTAAGAATCAGATTGGTTAAGATTGTGAGTATAGATCCATTAACAAGGACTTGTACAGGTGTAGTTATTGATACAAATACGCCAATTAATAATATTTTTATAACAACAAGTGCGCAGGATTTAACTTTGCCTAAGATTTTTGATGAAAAGGGTGATAATAATTTAGGAGAGGGTCAACTTGGAGTAGTGATTTTTGATGATTTTGAGAGACCTTTTTTGATTTCCTTTATAGAAGTTAATAATCCACAAAAAGTGGAACAGGCATTGCGTCCAAGAATTAGACCTGGTGAGGTTTATCGTTTTGGTCCTGCAGGTCAATCTTTAAGAATGGATGTAAATGGGAATTTTTCAATTTCATCTGCGCTTCTGGATGGTATTTTTTATGATGTTAAAAACAGGATTCTGGCATTGCGGGCAAATTTAATTAATTTATTTGGAATTGGCTATGAGATGTTTTTGGGTATGGTTCAGCGTTTAGGTAATTTTATCTTAAAGGGAACTGAACTGGCTTTTGAATTTGCAGTTCGTTTATTTAATCCAATAACAAAAAATAAATTAGCAGAAGTAATAATAGGTGATGTTTATGATGAAGATGGTAAACCGATTCCAGGGAAAATGCAAAATGCAGTTTTGTTATTGCGATTATTTAATGATTTAGGAATTCAGGTTAATAAATTGATTGTGGATAAGGGTGGTGATATAATATTAGAGATAGCAAATAGTGATATAAGTTTTAAATCAAAAATAAAAGTATCAGGAGATGTGACCTCGCAAATAGTTTTGGAAATAAAAGAATTATTAGTAGGTGGAGAAAGTAATTTAGAGAAGGTTTTATTAGGAGAGACCTTTTGGAGACAGGTTTTTATAACGCATACGCATTCTACAGCAGTAGGACCAACTTCTCCACCACAGACTGTTTTGCCTGATAATATGGTATTGGCGGATGTTATGAAGGTTAAGAGAAATATATAGGAGGTTGGAAAATGCTGATAGCAGATAATCTTAAACAGGTTATTTTGAATGAAATGCAGGCACAGGGGTTTCCATTACAAACGGAGGTTCAGGGTGAAATTCAAAATACTGGATTGGACAAATTAGCGACTGCACTGGCTATAGCGATTATTGATTATTTAAAACAAAATGCTGAAGTTGTGGTGCAACCTGGAACTTTTTTGATTTCGGCGCAGGCAGGAGTTCCTAATCCCTCGCCTGTAATTTTGACTTTGAGGTAATTTAGATGCCACAGGTTTGGCAAAATCCAAATACGAATGAAATTGTAAGATTTGCAAATCTTGCTTGTATTGATGATTTTATTATTGCGTTTTTATGTAAGAGTTTTAAAAATATGAATGAGGTTAAATTGACAATAGATACTTTAAGAGAAATTTTATATTTATATAGAACACAGGGGAATTTATCTGCATTGGTGGGTTTGATAAATACATTTCCTATCAGTCAATTAAAACAGATTGCTACGCTTGTTAATACTTATGAGGATTTAACTCTGACTGTTATGAATCAAACTATAAATTCTTTAAGAAACGGATTATTATCATTGGTAAAGCAATTAGGAATATGGAAGGATTTGCCTAAATATGAGGGGTTTGCTACTTGTCCAGGATTGCAAATGTTAATGCAACCGATTAATGATATTTTTATTGAGTTATCAGAGGGAATTGAATTTTTGCAATTCCAGTATAATGCTAAGAAACGGTTTATACAGGGTATAGGGCAAAAACAAATTGTTAATACTGATTTTTTTAATGCTTTAATTAATATTTTAGATTATATGAGTGATAGGATTAATGTTTTATGTTCGCCATTTTTGGTTTAAAAATGTGAGGTTTACATGGGTCTTTTGGATGTAAAATTAAGACTTAAACAGAATGGTAAATGGGATTTATGGATGGATAATGCTGGTAGGATTTCAACTGTGGAGAAATCAGATAAACTGGCTTTACAGGCGATACGGAGTGTTATGAATAGAACTGTTTTTTCAGGTTTTATTAATACTGCTTTTGTTTCATTGAAATCTATAATAATTTCAAATGCATTAGAAACATTACGGCGTATACAGATAGTATTAACAAATGAGGTTCCTGATAATTTAGATGGATTTCATATTTATAAATCGTTAGATGGTCTAAATTTTCAGCGGATAAATCCTGTGATGGTATTACAAAAATTTATAGATGAGGATGTTAAAAATGGGCGAGAATATTTTTATGGATTTACGACAGTAATGAATGGAGTAGAAAGTGATATTTTTAATACGATTTCTGTCATACCGACAAAGGATACTTCTCGTAAGGATTTCTTTTTGTTGAATTATGTTTTGGTACAGGAGGATGACGGAAGAATAATTTTTTATTTTAAAAATAAGCGTAAATTTGATGCTTCTGAATTACTTGATAAGGTTAAGGAGGTTCGTTTGGAAACTGATAAAAATGATCCTCGTAAGGTGATGGTTAAAATAGTATTGGTTAATTTAGCGAAATCGTCATCTGATTTAACAATAAATTTAGGCAGTGAGGTGTAAAATGATACAAATAGTTAGTTTAGATAGTTTATTGCAAAAGTTAATTGAAATTTTAAGAATAAGGTATCCCGAAATGGATACCAGTTCTGCTTCTATTATTAATGAATTATTAGTGAAAATGCCAGCGGTTGCTGGCAAATTATTTATGGATGAACTTAATAATGTTGTTCAACAGATAGATATTCCATCTTTGACAGGTGATAGATTGGAGGAAGTTGCTAAAACTTATGGGTTAGAAAGAAATAAGGGTAAAAAGGCTACTGGTTCTGTGGTTTTTTATACAACAATTACTCCTTCTGTTGCTGGTTTTACTATACCGCAGAATACAATTGTGGCTACAAGAGCGGGATTAGTTAATCTGACATATAAAACAATAGAAACTGTTACAATTTATGCTTCGGATTATAATATAGACAGGCAAAGGTATGAAAAGGAGGTTAAGATAGAAGCAACTGAGGCTGGAAGTCAATATAATATAAGTGCTGGATTAATAACAAATATACAAACACCTGTAATGAATATTCAGGGTGTGATTAATGATTCTGCTATTGTTGGTGGAACTGACAGCGAGACGGATGATGAATTGCGGGAGGCATTGATAGAAAGGATTGTGGGTAGAAATTTAGGAACTTCAGTAGGGATTCAAGCGAGGGTAAATAGAACTTTTGATTTACCTTCTTCTGAAATAGTTTTAGTAGACGATGATGATTCAGAAAGGTCTACGGGTGCTGATTTATTTGTTATTTTTGAAGAATTTGAGCAGGTTATAGCAGAAACTTATATTTATAATATTAATAATCCGCCATATTTTTATTTATCAAAACAACCAATTGATGAAATTGTTGAGGTTAAGGTTAATGGTAATCTTACTACAAATTGGATTTTGCACAAAGATTCAAGTCCTTTAAGAGAATCTATTTTTGCGCAGGATTATGTTGAGGTTTTGAATTTAAACAATAATGACAGTGTTTCTTTTACTTATAAATATAGTAGAATTGATAAAATACAGGAATGGGTAGATTTACGAGAAAACCGTATTCCATCTGCTAATTTATTGGCTAAAAGAGGAGATAGATATAATGTTAATTTAAATATAACTGTTGGATGGCGAGAGAATGTTATAGTCAGTAATGAACAAAGTAGAATTATAAGTGCATTATCTCTTATGCTGGATGGGTTTGATTTAGGAGAAGATTTAGATATTTCTGATATAATAACAGCGGTGGAAAACGGATATTCTGATATTAAAATAACAAGTGTAGATTTTGTAATAGTAAATTCTTTTAGTGCAGTTAATAAATATGGTAATACTTTATTACCTGTTAATCAGAGAATAAGTGTTAATAGAAAACAATATTTAAGATTGGGTACGGTGGTCTTTACATGATGATTAATTTGAAGGATAAAATAGATAATATTTTTTGGGATTTATCGCCAGATACCAATATTTCTAAATATCTTGATGCTCTTAATGATTTTTATAATGATATTCTGGATGAAGCAGAGAAAGTAAATAAAAATCTATTTTTACTTCGTGCAGTTAATTTAGATTATTTTTCAAAAATCCTTTCTATTTATAATAGAAATGTTTTTTTTAGTCCTGTATACCAGAATTTTGAATATTTTAGAACTAAAGTTATTTCTGTCTGGATGGCTACTATAACGGCACCAACTTATGAAATGATTAATTGGCTTGCAGGGGGTTATTCTTTTCAACCTTGTTTTATTGTTGTTGGTAGTTTTAGTAATTTGTTTGCATGGACTTTGAATAATTGTTATCTTGATGGAAATGCAAATAATCCTATTATTTATACGCAACCAAGAACCTGGTTAAGGTCTCCTTATGCTTTCCAAACAATGATACAAGTACAGGTTTTTTCTGATGGAGTTAATCAACTTGCATATCAGGAGGAGTTTAATGAATTTGAAATGTTGTTAAAAAAGTTATACGGACCTTATAAAGTTTATATAAAATTATTTCCATTCCGGGAATCACCTCCAGATTATTATTTATTTGCTTCTTTTAGTCCTTATAATTTTAATTTTATACTTAATAATATGAATTTGGATTCTGGTGGTTTTTATTTTTATATTAAAAATCCAGGAACCAATGCAAGTTTAGAGACCAGTGATAGAATGGTTAATCAGGGGATTTATGAATTTAATGCTTTTGAGGTAATTTTATCTGATAATCTTGAACGTAGTTTCTTCTATTCATTGGATAGTGGGAATACTTGGATAGAGATTAAACCGCTTGACAAAATTCAATTAATCAGTAATAATAATATGAGGTTTAAAGTGGTTTTAGAAAGTATTAGAGACAAGGATGTGTATAGGTTTTTCAGCATTATGTTACATCGTTTATAGTGAAGGTAAAGGAGGGATAGATGAAAGGAAGTAAATATGAAAATGATATGTTGGTATCTGCTGAACATTTGAATTATACAGAGGATACCAAATCTGATGCGATTACGGAGCGAATGAAAAGTAGTATTAATCCTGGTATAGATTGGGGTTTAGGTATTAACCAAATTAATAGTAATACGATAGAGGTTCAGGAAGGGGTGGGATATACTAAAAGTGGTAATAGGATTTATGTAGAGAATACAAATAAACCGCAATTAAGTTTTTCTGCGCCTGGTGATGCTAATAAAACATATTTTATTATTTTGCGTTATAAGACAGAGCCAATTCTTGGAACAGAAGCCCCTAAATATGGCGGAGGTTATACTGCACCTATTAAACAGAAGGATAGTTTTCAGATAGAAAAGAGTGAAACTTATCCAAGTAATATTTCAGGTCTTGAGAATACCATTTGTATAGGGTTAGTGAGATTAGATTCAAATGCTTTTATTGTAGAAATAATAGGATTAGAAAGTTTTACTTTGGGGATTTCTATAGAGCAACCAATTTATTCGCCTAATGCTATTTCAGGCATTTGGATTACTGCTATAAATTTTCCAAATTTGCCAGAAAACGGAAGTTTGAGTAGAATTAAACTGGATTATGATGTTAATTCTGGTTATTCGATTTCTTGGAAGAAAGAAACAGGCGGTAGTTATGGAACGCCTGTAAATATAACAGGCAGTGGTTTATATATTATAAATGATTCCAATACTAATTATAATATCACAGTTTATGTTGTAATGGAACTTTTACCGAATAGCGGATTTCCGTTAGAGAAGGATTTACAGGTTTTTAAAGTTTATGACAGAATTACCAGAAAGAGGTCACAATTTTTTAGTCCAGAGGACCGGTTGCACAGGGATTTAGTTGGTAGTCAAATTCTCCATGATAAAAATCCGCATGGTATTGGACTTAATGATTTGGGTGGTTTTAAGGATATTTTATCAGAGGTAATAAGTCATAGGTCTGGATTGCATACTAACGGGTTAGTAGGTCCTGAACCGATTGTTAGAAATCAACTTATGCCGTCATTGATAAATACACCGCAGGAGGCATTGCGTATTGCTGATTTAAACGATGTTAATTCTTATGTGGTGATTGATGGAGAAAAAATTATTAATGTTCCACAAACAGATATAGTTTTTGGTAATGTTCCAGGTGATAATTATACATATTTAATAGAGGTTGGGTTGACCAAAAAGAAAACTTTAATTCAGAGTCAGAGATTTAAATATTATAAGGATAATAATAATTTTAATAGTATTTTTATTCTAGATACTTCTGATGATATCCCTGTTGGAACCAGTGGGGTGCTTTATTATACAATGGCTGACGGTATAGCATTAGATTTGCAAGGAACCGGTAATTTTCGTTTTGTTAAATTGACATCTGGAGTTCCTAAACGATTTTATCTTTTAGATACTGGAACGAATTATTGGATGGATTGTTATTATAATGGTGGTGTATTACCTAATAATGCTACTTCTACGCCTGTTGTATTTTTAAATGATTCATTAATGAAGGATAAGGATGTTTTTAGTATAACAAATATTTTATGGAGAGGGAATGATGGTAGTTTATTTTATAATGATTTGAATCAAAAAATAGTAGATAAACGCAGGTTTGGAACAATAGGAATAGAAAATATAGGGAGTGATTTACTTGAACGGTTGACTTTTTTAAGGGATTTACGGTTTGCAGAAACGAGAAGTGATGGGGTGATTGTAGGGTTTGGATATTTAAGTGGACAGGGAACAGGAACTTTGAATTTAGAGGGTGGTCAATGTTATATTAATGGTAGAAAGGTTAAAAAAGAACAGAAAACAAGTATAACAGGTTTTGGCAATAATAAGACATATATTATTTATATAGATGAAGATGGTAATATAGACAAAAAAGAGAATGTAGCAGAGGTATCTGCAACTGGGAAAAGGGTTTTACCATTGATTAGAATTACAACAAATAGTGCAGGGCAAATTTCATCTTGGACAGATATAAGAAAGGGTGTTGGATTAATTAGTGATTTGCCATTAAGACAGGAAGGTGTTCCGATAGATGTGCCTCCAATTAGAAATTTAGTTACCGTGAGTAATGTAGTAGGAGAGGATAAATGCCAGGCAAAATGGGGAGATAAAGATGTAGATAAAGGTTTTGGACGTATTATATTAGGTCAGTATACTGTTTATTTAACAAAGAATTTAAGATGGGATGGAACTCAATGGTATAAAGATGTAGAGAATCATACTGCAACTGCAATTATGTTCAGGGTGGATAGCACAACTGATGATGATGAATTCGTAAAATTTTATAGAGTTCCAGCAACTGTATCATCGCCTTTTGATCTACAGCAGTATAGAACTATAATGTTTTATACTCCGAAAACAAATGGGGCAGCAAATATCAGGTTTGGCAAGGATTGGAATGGGAATAATATTACTGATGTATATTTGTATAATCCTTTTACTGGTGGATTAGTTAATTTGTATTTATGGGATTTAGTTGCAAATTCAGTGTATGTTAGTTCTTATATTCAAGATCAGGATGGGAATAAACTTGCCAGATGGAAAATTGTTTATCTTGGTGCTGCAACATTTAATAGTATTGGGGATAAGGTCAAATTCTCAGTTCATTCGTATATAACTGGTGGTTTTGATGTTATAATTCCATTTGTTCAAGCCAGTTTGGCTGTAAGTGGTGTTGCAATGTTTCAAACCTTCTTCAGGAATGCAGGTGGAGCTAATGAGGAAGTGGCTTTTCAAAGGATTTCTGATCTATGGGGAGGAACTGAATCTTCTAATGTTTCTGCTAATCTATATGTTTTGTTATTAGAATTTTATTGAGGAGGTGATTAAATGAGATATATAATTGAGTATAATGATAAACGTATTACTAATGTTGCTGTTTGTCCAGATGATATTACTTTAACTTACGATAATAATAGGCTTACTTTAGAAGTTATGAATTTGAATGATCCTGAATTGGAACGGTTATCTGATTTTGAAAAAAGTTTGTATATTTGTAAAAGATATAAGGTGGTTAATGGACAACTAATTAAGAGTGATGTAGAGTTAGTTCAGAATATCATTGTTTTAACCACAACTGCTCAGGATACAGTTACGCCATTTGATGGGATACCAGATGTCCCTGCTGATGGGGTTACTCCTGCTACTATTACAGTAGAGGTTAAGAACCCAGATACAAATCAGGTAGATACAAATGCCAATGATATCTTGTATGTTTCTACTGAAAGAGGCAAATTGTCAACCGTAAATATTCAGTTAGTCAATGGTGTAGGTTCATTCCAGATTACCTGCACTGAAACAGTAGTTACTACTATAAGGGTCTGGCACCCGCAGGATAAATATAAACAAGGGGAAATAAAAATTCAATTTAGACCAGTTTAATAAAAATTGATTTAATTGATTCTTAAAAAGTAATAATATATTTGGTGAATTAGAATGAAGTTTTTATTTTATACAGATATTCATCATGGGGCAGGATTTCGTTATGGTAAATTGAATGAAGATGGAGTTAATAGCCGTCTTTTAGCTTCTTTACAAATAGAAGATTTTATAACTTCTTTAATAGATAATCATAAAATAGATTATGTTTTTTTTCTGGGTGATTTAGTTGAAAGGAGTATGTTTGCATATATTAATGATATGGTAAGGCAACGGATAAAAGGACGGTTATCCAAATGTCCACATTATTTTTTGCGGGGAAATCATGATAGATATTTTAAGGGAATTGATATTTATGGTGATGCTTTGAATACTTTATTAGAGGTAATAAGGGTTCCAGCAATAATAGAATTGAAGGGATTGAGGATAGGATTTATTCCAGATGGTTCTGATGGTGATGAAGATAAAATTTTAAAAAATAATAAATTGGATTTTTTATTAGTTCATAGGGACATTTTGAATGCTGATTGGGGATTTATTCGTTCTACGAAGGGACTTGATAGTCAGAGATTAAGTAAGCAAGCGCATCGTGTTTTATGCGGGCATATTCATAAACCTCAAATTTTACAGAAAAATGTGATATGTTTAGGATCTGTAGTTCCTACTGATTTATCTGAATCTGATGGATTATCTCGTGGAATATATATATGGGATTCTGCAACGGATGAATTAGAATTGGTAGAAGTTCCAGTTCCGCAATTGGTTAAGTTAGAATGGAATTTTGATGGGAATATGAAAATGTTGGAGCAAAATTTAGAAAAATATAAGGGTCATAATGTAGTTTTATTTTTATCTGGTAAAAAGAGGGATTTATTAGAGGTTCAGGAAAATAAGAAGGATTTAGAGAAGGTTGAGTTTGAGAATTTGACTTTAATTTTAAGAGGGATAGATGATGAAGTTAAAAATAGTGAGGTATATCAAATTACGGAGCAGGCGAGGGATTTGACTTTGGATGAGAGAATCAGGTTTTATATAGAAAAGATGGATAGTAAAGGATTGGATAAAAAGATTTTATTAGAGAAAGGATTTGAAATTTTAAATGAAGTTTGAATTAAAAAAGATAAGGTGGCAGAATGCATTTATTTTTAATGGAACCTTTGAAGTAAATTTTCCTGAAACTGGGGCTTTTTTGTTGGAGGGGCGAAATCTGGATGCAGGAGGTAGTAATGGTAGTGGGAAGACTTCTTTTTTGAATTTAATACCCACTGTTCTTTTTGAGGAGAACAATTCTGGGTTAATTAAGGATAAGATTATTAATGCTAATTCTAAGGATGCTTTTATTGAATTATTTATAAATGATTATAGAATTTTATATCAACGGGGTTCAGAGAATAAATGGAGTGTTTTTAAAAATGGGACTGTTTTTAATCGTGAGAAAATAACAGATACAAAAGAGATTATTAAAGAACTTTTTGGACTGGATTTTAGGCGTTATGCCAGTATTATTCATTTGTGTCAGAATTCTACTTTAGGATTTTTTTCGTTTAGTCCGACTGAAAGGTTAAGATTATTGACAGAGATTTTGGAATTAGAAAGGTTTGACAGGGCTTCTGATAAATCTCGTGAGAAAATGGTAGGTAGTAAGGAAAGGGTAGAGGGATTGCGACAGAGGTTAACAGAAATAGAGACAGAAAGACAGAGAATTTTAGAACAGATAAAGGGGCTATTAATTGTTCGGGATGATTTGGATACTTTGAAAAGGAAGAGAGATAGTATTGATTATGAGATAGAGCAGATGAAACAGGTTTTACTTCAGCAAAATGAAGATATGGTTCAAAAAAGGATGTTATATGAAGCATCTTTGCGTTCAAGGCAGGAGTATCAAATACAAATAGAACAAAAGAATAGAAGGATAATGCAATTAAGACAGAAGCAGAATGAATATGAAGGATTGGTTCAAAGGATTGAATATTTAGAGGGATTACAAAGTAATGTTACTGATTTAGAGAAGGAAGAGGAGTTAAAGGATGATTTGGCGGTTTTAATGGATAAAAAATTGGATTTTTCAAAAGAGATAGAGCGTTTAAGGGAACAAAAAAGGCAGTTAGAAAAAATAATAAATTTAGAAATAGGAAATGATTGTCCTGTTTGTGGTAGAGTTTTAACTGAGGAAATAATACATAAAAGGCGGAAGCATTTACAGGAAGAATTAAAACAGAAGGATAAAGAAATATTAGCCAAGGAAGGGGAGATTACAAAGATAGATCAGGAGTTAGATAGGATAAGGGATAAGCACAAGAGATTAGAAGAACAGCGTAAGAAAAATCAGAAGATTTTATCTGAGATTTTACAATTGCGTAAGGAATTAGAAGGTTTATCTGGGATTAATTCTGAGATTAAAATTTTAGAACAGGATTTAGAGATTTTACAAAATCAATTAAATGAAGTGAACAATAAATTTGAGGCAGAGAGGGTTGCCTTTATAGAATCACAGGAAAGGATGAATGAAATCAAACAAAAAATAGATTTTTTATCTATGGAGCAAAAGGAAATTTTAAATCGTATTGTTTTTTATGAGCGTCAGATGGAAATAAGAGAACAGTGTGAGAGGCGGTTAGATGAATTAAAATTGAGATATGATGAATTATTACAACAAATTAAAGAGGGTGAAATGGATGTAGCAGTTTATGATTGGTTGCAGGATGCTTTTAAGAAGATAAAATTATTTGAAATAGAGCATACAATTAATTTATTACAGAATTATCTTAATTATTATATAGAACTATTATTTGAAAACAGGATGACTGTTCAGTTGGATGTTTTTAAATTTAAAAAGCAAAAGAAATCGGCTTTTGATTTAAAGAATGAACTTAATATAACAATTAATAATTCAGTTGTGTCGTTAGAAGGGTTTAGCGGAGGAGAGAAGCAATTATTAAGTATTGCTATGCTTTTGGCTTTAAATGATTTTTTTGGTTATAAGATAGTTTTACTGGATGAAGTTTTTGGAAGTTTGGATACGGTTAATAGAGAAAGAGTGATACGGTTATTAAATGGATTACGGCACAAAAAATTAGTTATTGTAGTTACTCATATTGAGGATGTAAAATCTGCATTAGATTGGGATGGAGTTTTATTGGTGGAGCGTAAGGATAATTGTTCAAGATTTATTAGTCAGGTTGCATAATGGAAAATTTAGTAATTTTTGATGGGAATTTATTTTTAAATTCTTCTAAGTTTATTACTATAATGGATTGTATAAATTTTATTCAGGATAAATTGAATTTTTATCAGGGTTTTGGAACGGTAGTTTGGCAGGATTTGAGAATTAAGCGCACTGGATATTTAAATCCTATTGATAGGTTGGGATGTAAGGAAATAGAAACTAAAATTGGTTTAAATTTTATTGCAGATTTTTTGACAGTGGTTGGTATGCCACAGGTTTTATTTCCAGAGCAATTGACATCTGAAAGTGTTAATTTGCTTTTGAATTCAGAATTTTTGACAAGGTTTTTTAAACAGAAAATTATAATAACAGAAGATAGAGAATTCTGGAAATTTGCTGGTGATAATGTTGTTATAGATTTTAATAATAAATTGATGACCAGCAGGGATATTTTGAATGAAATAGGGTTTACTCCTGAGGAATTAAAAAATGGACAGGAACCTTTATATTCACAATTGGATTTAGAGGATATTTTTATTAATACAGTTATAAATGAAAATCGTTTAAAAAATGAATTTTTAACTGCTTGTCTGACTTTTGATAATAATTTTTGGTGGGAATATGTGGATAAAAGTAAGGATAAAAGGCGAATGATTCGTTCAGAATTTTATAAAACTTGTAATAAATGTGGTAAGGGAGTAAGGCAGGATTTTTTTGACCCAAGTGCTGATATTTTTTTATTATTTAATAGACCAGTAGGATTGAATTTTAATAATAGCATTATAAGTTTTTTACAGGAGGAATTAAAGGATTATAAAATATCTTTTTTATTGGTTTCTTTATGTGATTTTTATTTACCCACATTAAATAGTAATTGTTTATCCAGATTTTTAGCCGATTTTTCTGATATTAAAAATGGAGGTCAAAAAGTAATTATTATAATGGATGATAGAATTTTTAAAATTTTATTACATGAGGATTTATTTGTGACTAAGAATTATGTGGTTTTTCATTTGGATAATTCTTTAAATGAATTATTGCAATTTATTAAAAAGAGGGTTAGTACAAAATGATTTTGGTTGAGCGGGATAAGAATAATTTGAGGGTTTTTTCTGATATAGATTTAAAAGGGTTAGAAGTTCTCACGCTTAAAAAAATGAATAATGGGTATTTTTTAGATGTGCGGGATTTTTTGAATTTTAAAGAAAAATTAGATGAAATGAATATTTCGGAACGGGAAATGACTAAAGAGGCAATGGATTTATTGCACGATTATTTTAATAAAATAGAAAGATATGAGGAGATTAAAACCAGTAAGATTTTGAAATATTCTAATTTTGCTGATAAGATTTCGTTACATATAAAAACGCAACCTTTTATAGACCAGATAGCAGGTATTAACTTTTTATTATCAAGGCAGTTTGTAGGCAATTGGGATACTATGGGGTCAGGAAAGACTTTTATGGCACTTTCTGCATTTAGTATTTTAATGGATAAGGGTTTAGTTAAAAAAGGATTGGTTGTTTGTCCTAATATGGTGAAATTATCCTGGCAGAGTGAAATAGAGAAACATACAGATTTAAGTTATAAAATTGTTGGTAATGGAACCGTTGTAGTTTTGTCAGATTTAGAGGAATATGAAAAAAATCCTAAAAATTTATTAATAATTCATTATGATTGTTTTATCAAGGAAAATATAAAGGAAGCATTAAAGAAAATGAATTTTGATGTAATAATTTTTGATGAGGTTCATTTAATTAAAAATTTAAAAACGCAGAGAACTAAAGCAGTTCTGGATTTCATTGATTATGTTAAGAGGGCAGAACCCTTAAATGGGATAGATTTTTGTGAAATTGTTAAGCCAGATAAGCCTTTTATTTGGTGTTTTTCAGGAACACCAGTATCGGAGCATCCTAATAATGCTTTTGTATTATTGAAAATTCTTGATCCTAATTTTAAAATTAATTTTTTTCAGTTTGACAGATTTTTTAATCGGTATATAACAATTAATGTTAAAAAAAGATTGATTAAAAAATTGATAGGATTTAAAAATATAAGTCATCTTAAAAGATATTTTGTTCCATTATCTATTAGACGAACTCGTGAAGAGTTGGTTGGTATGCCAGAAAAGATTTTTATGGATAGGATTCTGGAATTTTCTGAGAAACAGCAAAAAATATATAATACTGTGCGGGAGGGTGTTTTAAATGAATTACGGAAATTGGACAAAAGGGTTAATCTATTAAGATTAGAGAATGTTTTGGTGAGATTACATCAAGTTTTAAACCATCCTCAGATTTTAGATATGACTTCTGAATCTATAAAGCATGATGCAATATTATTTTTATTAGAGGAACTCTTGCAGAATAATCAAAAAGTAATAATATGGTTTATATATAGAAAGGGAGGAGAATTGTTATATGAAAAATTAAAATCTTTGAAAATTCCTGCTGCGCTTATTTATGGTGGTGTAGAATTAGAAGAATTAGAAAAAATTAAAGATTTATTTGAAAAGGATAAGATTAGTGTTATTTTAGCATCTATTAAGAAAATGGGAACTGGAATTGATTTTTTGAAACAGGCGAGAACTGCTATTTATTTAGATTTACCTTTTAGTTTAGTAGAATATATGCAATCACAGGATAGGATTGTCAGGAGAGGAATTTTTACTCCAGCCGTTTTTATTCATTTAATAGTTAAGAATACTTTAGATGAATTAATTTTATCTTTATTAAGAAGGAAGACATCTTTTTTAGAAAGTATAGTAGATGATAAAGATATAGAGGTTGATATAAATGAAATCCTCCAGCAAATTTAGTAAAAATTTTATAAAGGAGATTAAAAGGACTGCTTTGCGTGTTCATTCTAAATCTTCATCAAGGTCAATGCCGATTGGGGTTACGGGTTTATTAGAGATGAAGGAGAATACTAATAAATTTACGCAGGGATTAGTTTTGTGGCGTAAAGCGATGTATTTTTTTTTTGGATTGGAGCATTTAAAAATAAGTTCCGCAGAAATCAAAATTTTGAAATCCTTATGGGGTATGGTTAGCGAGGATGAATTTTTATTTAATTTGTTTTTATTAATGTATGAATATAAATTTACAAAATGGTATAGGCAAAGACAGTTAGTGCCTTCTTTATTTAGTTTGTCTAAAAATTGGAATAGATTGAGTTTGATGCAGCAAAAATTTTTAAATCTTTTTGAGTTATATAAAAAAAATAAGGATTTTTATAATTTTTTAGGGTTACAGCCTTTTGTAATTATTGAGGACAATAAGGTTCCTTTTGGATTGAATTTGCCGGTGGATATCAGAAATAAGGGATATCAGATGCGGGATATAATACGGATTGAGGGGCGTCGTTTAATTTTAATAGATTTTAATGGAGATTTGTTTGAGGTTATGGGTTATTGTCATTTTGGTTATAAGGTAGATAATATTACACAGGAATTTGTGGAATCGCATAATGAGGTGCTCTGGGTAGACTTGGATAAGGTTAAGGATGTTCATTTGAGATTATGGTTTAATAAAGATTTATTATTACAGGATACCAGAAAGGAAATAGAATGTTTATTGAAAGATTAGAGCAAATTAAAAAGAAGTTTGTAAATAGTTGTAAAATCTGCAAGGGCATAGGATTTTTAGATGATGGGCGGGTTTGTGATTGTTTAATAAAATTTAGAATTTATAATAGATTATTACCAAGAGGTTTTCCAGAGGAATATTTGGACTTGGAGAAGGACGAGATTTTGAAAAATATAAAAATGAAAAAAGAAAGCGAAAAGATTTGTCAATGGTTTTTAAAGAATCTGGATTTTGTTCTGGATAAAGGATTGAGTTTGTTTATTACTGGAAAGATAGGGATCGGGAAAACTTCTTTGGCAATAATTTTGGCAAAAGAAATAGCGAGATGGTGTTTATCTGAGGAACATTATCAATGGGATTTTGAAGCATATTATTTGGATATAGATACTTTCTGTATGAAAGTTAAAAAGGATGAAATTTCAAATATAATGGGTGCTACGGTAGTTGTTTTAGATGAATTTGGACGGGATGCTTTTTTTACAGAAGCAAAGGATTGGATTATACGGGAATTAGAACGGTTTTTAAGATACCGTATAGCGAATAGGTTGGTTACAATTATTTGTTCTAATGTGCCTGTGGATAATTTGGTTAATATTTATGGTGAAAGGATAAGTTCTTTATTGGGTATATCTGGGAAGGATATGAATGGGTTAGTTTATAGGTCTTTGGTATTGGAAGGATTTGATTTAAGGCGAGGCATGTTGAATTCAAGATGGGGCTGATATGAAATTAAAAATTCATGAATTTGTTAAACCATTTTTAGCCGCTTTTTTAAGGGATGAAGAATTTTTTATCAGGATTAAGGATGATATTTTATTATTTACTTTTGATTCTATTCAGGCAGGGTTGGATTTTATTATAGAGAGAGCGATTAATTTTTATAATACTTATAAAAAAATGCCAAATAAAGAATTTTTGTTATTGGAGGTAGAAACAGGAGATTTTAAGGAGGAACAAGTTTTTTTATTAACTAAAATAATTGAGGAAATTTATTCTTTATCTTTAACGGATGAGAATTATAAGGTTGATAAGTTTGTCGAGTATTTTTATAAGTTATTGTTCCAAACAGAATTTGAGGAATTATTAAATGAAATTAAGGATTCTAAAAATTTTGATATACAATCAACAATACGAAAATGTTATAAATTTTTAAATAAAATCAGTCATTATAAGCAAAAAGATTTGTTCTGGGATTTGGTGGGTGAATTTGTTAAAAGGGAAGAAGAACGAGGATTAAAAAAGGATAATAAGCGATTATTTTTAGGAATTAAGGATTTAGATGATCAACTGGAAATTATACCTGGGACAATAACTGCTTTTTTGGCGCCTTTCAAGCGTTATAAAAGTATTACCTTAACGCATGTTGGATGGGCGGCTTTAATGCAGGGATTTAATGTTTTCCATATCAATTATGAAGGAAGGCGTGAGATGTGGGAAGCAAGATATGATGCACGATTGACGGATGTAGATTATAAAAAGATTATTTCAAAGGAAATACGCACTCCAGAGGAACAACAAAGGATTGAGACAATTTATAATATTTTATCAAAATTAAAGCAGAGGTTATTTCTTGCTTATGGTGATCCTTATAAAACTAATGTTGATGATATAGAGCGGATGATTGAAAAGATAGAGAATGATATTGGAGCGAGGATTGATGTAGTTATTATAGATTATTTTCAGATTATGGGAAGTAGTATGATGAAGGTTCTTAAAGGCGAAGATGACTGGTTAATGCAGGGTAATATAGCATGGGATTTAGTGCGGTTAGCAAGAAATCCTGAATATGAGCGTATAATAGTAGGTGCGTTACAAACAAAAATGACTGGTCTTTCAGCGAGTTCAATTAAAAGTCAGCATTCAGGACGGTCTATAATTTTTCCACAGGCGATTGATAATTTAATAGCAATAAATCAGACTGAGGATGAATTTAGAGAAGGGGTTATAAGATTTTCTCCTTTATTTATTCGGGAGGGAGAAATTAAAAAGGAACACTGTAAGGTAGAGGCAGAATTATGGAAAATTAAGATTGCAAAGGAAGCGGATAAACTATGGAACAAAATACTTTGAAAGAATTTTATTATGATTTTTTATTACAGGTTTATGAGATTTTAGAAGATGATATTGCTCAATTTTATCATGAATTAGAGAAAACTCTTGGCTACGATAAGGAGCAAGGTCAAGGTATGGAATTCAATACTCAGAGAATTATTTTTTTGTTATTTTTTTATAAGGAATTGGTAAATTTTATGACGAGATTATTTGAAACAGAAAAGGTTTTGACTTCTGAAAAAATTAAGGAACATTTTACTCAGTGGCGTAATAATCAAAAAATTTTGGAGGAGTTTGATGAATTTATACGAGTATCTCAGAAGTAAAAATTTTCGTGGCTGGAAGGAACGCGGTAATAAAATTTTTATTTGTTGTCCTTTTCATGATGACCATAATCCTTCGCTTAATATAGATTTAGACAAAAGATTATGGTATTGTTTTGGTTGCGCTGAAGGTGGACGCATTGAGAGTTTTATTGCACGGTTAGAAGGGATTTCATATAAGAATGCCTGTCAGTTGTTAGATGATAGAAGTTTAAAGAAGAGGAATATGGTCAATAGGATTGATATAAAGAAGGGATTATCAAAAGAATTAATGTATCAGATTTATGTAGAAGCGGAACATGATTATTTACCATCTTTTTTAGAACAGCGAGGAATTATAAAGGAGGATTTACAGCGGTTTAGATTTGGTATAGTTTTGGATGATATTATAGTTGATTTAGGGACAACAAAGTTTTCTTTGATGGGATGGGCGGTATTTCCGATTTTTGATTGGAATGATATTTTTCAGGGGCTTTCTGCAAGATTTTTATCCTTTAAAAATAAGATTTTTTGGAATGCAGATACGATTGCGCCTTATTTTTGGGGTGAATGGTTGGTGTCTAAAATGGAACCTGTAACTAAAGTAATTTTGGTGGAAGGGATTTTTGATGCTATTTTTTTGTTAAAGAATGATTTACCAACAATTGCAATAATGGGAAAATTTTTAAATGATTTAAAAATGAAGCGATTAATAGATAGGGGTATAGAGAAGGTTTTGATTTATTTGGACCCAGATGCCATTGAGGATGCTACAAGATTAAGACAGCGGTTAGATTTATTGGGGTTGAAATCACAAATTATAGAAGCAAATTCTGACCCTGATGAATTGAGTTTATCAGAAATTCAAGAAATTAAGCAAGTTTTTGAAAATTTTTAAAAAAAGACTTGACAAGGGCTTTATAAAGTTTTATAATAAAATTATGAGGATTGAATTAGATTTAATACCTTTTGAAGAAGCAGCAAGGATGATACCTTGTCATAAGACTTTATTATATTATTATTTAAAGAGGGATAAAATTCCTGTTTATGTAATAGCCAATAGATATTTTATAGATAACGAAACATTAGAAGAAATTAGGAAAAATTTGAAGGAGAAAAAATGGACTTACAAGAAGAATTAGTAAATTTTTGTCAAAATAAGAGTAGTTTTCAGTTTGTTTCAAATTTAATTCAGGAAGAGGTGGACGATTTACAGCAGGATTTTTTCCTTTATTGTTTCAGGCGTTTAAAGGATTTTGATAGTAGCAAGGGTTCTTTAAAAAATTTTTTCAGGGTTTTATTACAACATTTTTTATCTGAAAGGGTAAGGGTATATAATGAACATAAAAGGAAATTTGTAAATTATGAATTAATGGAGGTTTTAAGAAAAGAAGGAACCAGAGATTCTGAATTAGAGATTTTAGAACATGAAATAATAAATGTTAGAAATTTGAAGAAGGAGGTTAAAATGAAGCAAGATTTAAGAGAATTATTTTTTGATTTGATTGTAAATTTGTGGAATGAGGAGGAAAAGCGTGCTATTAAGGAGTATGTTAAAAAGGATGTTTTTACAACTGATGATATTTATCCTTGTTTTGGATTTTTTTATTGGAAGGATAAGGAGTGTGAGAAATGTATTTTAAAAAGGCTATGCAGGGAAGCAATAAAGCAAGTTTGGATACCGTATATTTTTGATTTTATAAGGACTTTAACACCAGAGGAGAAACAAGAATTTGTTTTAACAATTGTTCAGATTTTTGAACCTTTAATTCAAATTAGGAATGTAGAGAAGAAGGTCGGTTCAACTGTTTCTGGTTTATCTGCAATTCAGGATAAATATAAACTTGAGACTTATGGATTTAAGATTAATAGCAGAATGGGACGGTTAGTTTATTATTTATTAGAGAATGATGGTGATATAGATAAAGCGGTAGAACAAACTGCAAATGAATTTCATGAAGATCCCAAAAGTATATCCAGGTATTTCAGAACGCAGGGATTTTATTTTTTAAGGAAGCGTGGGTTTAAAATAGAGAAACTTGATAATAAAAGGATTAAATTGATTTTCCCTGAGGGGACTGTAAATGCAAATTCTTAGGATAGATTTAGTATCCTTTTTAAATAGGATTTTTACAGAGCGGATTTTAGATGAACACAAAAAGATTAATTTGGTTGATGGTAATTTATTGATAGGTTTAGAAACTGTAAGATGTTTTGTAACTAATTTTTATAAAGGGAAAGTGCAGGGAACAATCTTGGCATATTCTTTTCTGGATTGTCTACGGCTTTTCCCAGAGGTGCAGATAAATGAGGATAAATTGATACTTAATCTTAATCATAAGGAAGATTTTTTATTGGATTTGAAAGTTCGGTTGTTGCCGTTAGAACAAAATTTTAAAATTGTTCCTGAAACTAAGTCAATTGTTCGAATAAATTTAGAAACTGATTTTTTGAAAAGAGCAGTTAGAATATTTCCAGAATTAACCAAAGGGATATTATCTACTTCTTTTTTGGTATTTATTCAGGATAAAAATTTAATTGTTTTATCTCCTGCCAAGGTTTTGATTTTGAATAAAAAAAGTATTGGGGCAGGGATAATGGTGCCATTTAAGATGATAGATTTATTATCATTTTTAGAATGTGAAGGTGGGATACAGTTTTGGGAAAAGGATAATATTGTATCTTGTATGATTAATGATGTCAATTTACAGGTAGCGAAAACGGTAACGGAATTGGAAGGAAGAAAGATTTTAGATTTTGTAACGGATAATTTAGAAAAAATTAAATGGATAGCAAAAGTTGAAGGTGGAATTTTGAAGAAATCTTTGGGGTATTTAAGGATACTCGATGAAATTGTAGAGATGAATTTTGTTAAAGGAGAGATAAGAATTAAGGGTATTATAACTAATTTACGAATACCTGCAAAGGTATATAGTAGTTTTCATACCTTTAATTGTAATTTATATTCATTATTGGAGTTTTTACAGGATGATTTGGTAGAAATTGGTGTAATTGATGAAAAGTTTTTAGTTTTTATGCAGAATAATGATTTTTTGATTTTTTTAAGACAGAAGAAGGATGAAGATAATAAAGAGTAAAAGTGAATTGCCTGAAATAGGTAATTGTATTTATTTATTTTTTTTAATGGATTTTCAAGAAGATATATTAGGAATGGATACTGAATTGAGAGGTAAAATTGATGGATTAGATTTAGCCATTTTAGTAAATAATCAGGATAGTATTATTATGCAATTGAATTCTGAATTGTTAGATTTTTTAAAAAGTATAATAGAGGACAGAACAATTATTAAGGTGATAGGTGGTGCAAGGGTTTTACCTATTATAACTTCTAAATACGGGTTTATATGGCGGAATTTTGTGGATTTAGATTTTTTATTTTTACTCTTTGGAATAGAGAGAGGTATACGGGATTTTCGTATTAGGGGATTATTGACACCCGAACAGTTTTTTACTTTTTATTTAACCAAGGCGAAAGCAGAATGGAATTTTTATTTATTTTTACAACAGATTTCACATTTGTTTAATCTTAAATTTATTAAATTGAGTGAGTTATTAAGGGATGTGCAGCAGATTTTTTATTTGATGAGTGTAAATGGAATTAAGGTTAATACTATTTTTTTAGAAAATTTAATTCAGAAGAAGGATTTATTGCCAGATTTTGCAAAAAAAATTTTAGAGAATTTTATTCAGTTTATTAAAAATGACAGGATTTATTTTACTTGTGATTTTGAAACAGCATCCTTGCGTGCAACAACAAGGAATTTTAATGTCCAAGGATTACCTCAATCTGTGGTATTGCAGAATGGTGAGATAGTTAATTTTAGGAATTTGCTGTGTGCTGAGGACGGGTATGATTTGGTCTCTTGTGATTTTGATCAATTGGAGGTGCGTATTATAGCACATTTATCGCAGGATAAAAATTTGCTTAATTTTTTTAAACAGAATAAGGATTTTCATTTAGAGACCGCTAAATTTCTTTTTAGGGTTCAAGAAGACGATAAGGATATAAATATTTTTAGACAAAAGGCGAAAAGGATTAATTTTGCTATGTTTTATGGTATGGGTGCAAAAAAATTGGCTACTGAATTACAGATTGCAGAAACAGAGGCAGAGCAGTTAATTGAAAACTGGAAAATATTATATAGAGGAGTAGAAATTTTAAAAGAATTTGTATATAACAAATATCAAAAGGACGGGTTTATAATAAATCTTTTTGATATGCCTACATCATTTATGGATGGTATTACCAAAAATGAGATTTTTAATTGGGTAATACAATCTTCTGGGTCTATTCTTTCTCATTTAAGTTTGAGACGAATTTATTTTGAATGTTTACAAAGGGATTGGGATGCTATGCCAGTTCTGGATTTGCATGATGGTTTTGTTTTTGAGGTAAATAAGGGTTATACGAAGGATTTTGTTAAATTGTTAAAACAGATTTTTGAAGATTGGGATTTGACGGTTCCTATAACTGTTAAAATTAAAGTTAATGAGGTTTGAATGCCATTAGTAGATAAATATAGACCAAGGGTTTTTTCAGAATTTTATGGGAATAGTGCGGTAATAGAAAGGGTTAAAAAAATATTAATACAGAAAGATATTCCGCATGCTTTTTTAATTGTAGGAGATTATGGTATCGGTAAAACATCATTAGCCAGGTTGATGGCTCGTGCTTTAAATTGTGATAAGTTTGCGGAGAAGTTGGAAATTTGTTTGGAATGTGATAATTGTAAAAAAATGAATAAAATGACTTATGATATTTTAGAAATTGATGCAGCAACAAATCGTGGAATTCAGGAAATTCGTAGAGTGAAGGATTTTTTGATTGCGCATCCCTTTGAGTTAAGACGCAAGGTTTTGATTTTGGATGAGACACAGCAATTGACAAGTGAAGCAGTATCCGCATTATTAAAAATTGTGGAAGAACCTCCTGAATTTTCTTTTATTATAATGGTAACTACAAATCAGGAACAAATAATAAAGAGTTTATTGAGTAGATTATTTGTTATTAAATTGGAAAGGCCGACATCACAGGTTTTAAGAAATTTTTTACGAGATATTTGTTCTAAAGAACAGATGAATGAGCCAGTTTTACCAGAAGGAGTTGCGACTTTTAGAGATATTTTAAATTGGTTAGAAGGTTCAAATATTAGTTTTATTAATATAAGTTTGGAACAATTTTTATTATTATGGAAGCAGGGAGAATTACAAAAAATAATAAACTTTGTGCAGGAACAACCTATTCCATTTGAATTTTTAATTTTTGTTATTAATAATTTGATAGAAAGGATAAGTAAGATTAATTCTGGAAATAATTTATTGTTTTTATCAGGGTTAATCAATATTGTTAGTTTAATGCAACATTTACCTAATACTGCTTTTAACAGGGTTTTTTTGGTGCGGTCAATTTTTATGATTGAACAGTTATTAAATCAGTATTTAAAAAAGTAATAATAAATAGGACTTAAAGGAGGAAAAATGGAGAATTTATGTCAGTATGAGATAGAACGGGTAATAAAGAATGTGGATGATATTATTATAGAGGTCAAGCAAGGAGATAAGATAGTGCGGTTTTCGGCAAGAGATTTAGTAGTTTCTGATGATTTAGTTTTTGATGCGAAGAGGAATCCAGCATTGGAGGTTTTTTGGGAGGGTTTATCATCTTCTATTAAGTATATGGAAGCAGAATTAGAAATTAAAATATCCGAATATATAGCATATCATAAGCAATTTTTGAAATGGTTTTTAAAAGGTAAGGGAGAGAAGGATACAATTGAGGCGAGGAATGAGGCGTTTTTTCTGGTTTATGCTGAAAATGTTACGGCGGAGGATGAGAAATTAGCGGCAATTTTTGCTTTTAAGGGATATTGTGAGGAGAGGAAACAACCTCTAAATATGGATGAATGGAATATTTTATTGCAGTGGGTTAATAATAGTAGTTTACAGGTGAATGTTCGGGATTTTAGTGTTTTTAGACGGAAAATGTTTGCTTCTAAGGGGAATGGTATTTTTTATGATAAACTATTACATGAACAACTAATGCTTCAAGATATTGCAAGGACTATTGATGCAATAGCAAAGGGGATGGCGCAGAAGGGAGTATTATTGGCGTCATTAATTTCAGGGCAGAAGAGTTTAATGGCTCAAAAAGAAAAGGTTTTTGAAAAGGTTTTATCTATGGATGAAAATAAAAATTTAGAGGAGGTATAAACCATGAAATTTGTAGAAGGGTTTTTAGGTGATGGAGCAAGGGAACAAAAAGGAATAGGCAGAGGTCCAATGTTTTGTACTCTTAATCCATTGGAAGCGGGTAAACAATTTGTTAATCGTTTATTGTTTTTCCCATTTAGACCGTCCAGATTACCAATCTTTAATATGGTTGATCCTGAATTATATACTTTACGGGTTCCTTTACAATTACATTATTTACTCTATGAAGATATCAATGGAGAAATTCAGAGGGCTACTTATTTGTGTAAGAGAGAAATGACCAAATTATTTATTGCTAATTTTGGTAATGGCGAATATTTTGGACAGGATTGTAGTCTATGTCAGCAATCTGATAAATTGTATGAAAAATATAATGAAAGAAGGAAACAGGTTGGTTTATATAAGGTTAAGATGGATAAGGATGAATATTTAAAAAGAGTTAAAGCGGATGAAGTTCTTAATCATATATATAATGAGCAGAGGAGGTTTAAACCTATATTGAGATATTTGTATTTGGTATTTGATTTAAGTAAATATTTAGGAGAAAAGGAAGCAATGGATGAGGCGATGGGTGTTGAGTTTTTGATGGCAGGTAAACAGATTAAGGATGGATTACAGGCGCAAATTTTAGCAGGGCATAAATTCTGGGATTTGAATGAAGGATTAAAGGTAGTAAGAATCACTAAGGATACTACTGAGGGATATACAACAAGCGGGATTTTGAGGTCAAGTTATTCTGTAGCAATTGAACCTAAAAGTTATGAATTACCTCAAGAGTTGAAACAGTATTTTGCTTCTGGACCTTTTGTAGAAGGGGATTTTATACCTTTCTGGGATGATGATATTTCTTTGGATAATTTGGTTAAAGTGGATAAGGAGATTGAGCAAGCAGGAGAAAGGGAACAACAAGAAATTAAAAGACCATTAATTGCACAGCCACAGGAGGATATTAAGCGGGATCATGAAAAAGTGCCTGAAATACCAAAGGTTATGACTAAAGGAACAGATGGTATTGTACCGCCTGGAAGTTCTATATCCAAGGGAGTAGATATTAAAACTGTTCCTATTTCTCCGTTAAAGGAGCAAGGGAATGAGATGGAACCAAAGAAAACAGGTAGTCCTACTAAACGAATAAGATTTTGAAATGATTAAGTTTGAGGATAACGGATTTGGTTTTATAAAACGGAGTGATAGAGCAGAGGAAAAAAAAGATAGATGTTTGACGGGATGGGAGGTAATCGATAATGTTTTGAGATTACCTCCTTTTTCTATTATACAGGTTTTTGGATGGGAAGATGTAGGTAAGACTTCTTTTGCTTTATTTTTTGCCAGAAAATTTAAAGAAAAAAATCCAGATAAACGGGTTTTATTTTTTGATTTAGATAAAACACTTGATTTAAGTTTTGCTCAAAAGATTATTGATAATGCAGAAATTATAGTTTTAAAATTAAGTAGGATAGATGACATTTTATATAGTGTAGCAGAAATTCAACCTGAATTAATAATTTTTGATTCTATTGTTAATTTAGAAAATTTAAATATCAGGGAAATGATAAGATTAATTAAGGGTATCAAAAATAAAATAGATAAGGGGATAATTTTATTGGTTAATCAGAAAAGGCAGAGTAATTTTGTAGAAACCATCTTTTTATGGGATATTTATTTTTTATCTTTTTTAGTGGCGGAGTTAACTAAAGAACCTCTTATTAATGATAATTTTGCGGTTAAAATTTTTTTTAATAAAGCACCAGCGATTCTTTTAAATAAAGAATTTAAGGTTGATTTTATTTTATAATTTTTGTTGACTTTTATTTTTTAAAACAATAAAATAAAATTAATGGGTAGGCGATGTTTTGAAAAAGGTTTAATTTGTAATAAAAAGGATTGTGGCTTTTTTATTTATGATATAAGGTTTAATAATTGTGCTAAGCAGGTTAATGAGGAAATGTCAGAGGAGGAGATTTCTTTTGTAACTGGTATGGGCAAGAATGAGGTTCAGGAAATAATTAATACAGCATTAAAAAAAATTTATAGGACTATTTATCAGAATGAAATTAGTAATTTACAAGATAAAATTAAAAAAATTTGATTTAAATTCTATATTGTGTTATAATAATTATAATGAATAGAACTGGTGCATTTGAGGAAATTTATACTAACCGTTATTTTAAAGCGGTAATTGATGCTATGATTAAGGGATTAACTATTTTAGCAACTTTATCATTGGATATAGGTATTTTATTCTGGGTAAGAGGACTTAAATTTGAATTAGAAAAGAGAATTAAAGAAGCAGAAAAGAAACTTAAAAAATCTTAAGGAGGTCAAGAATGCAGTTAGATAAATTTATTGAAGCACTTAAAATGGATAGGATAGAAAGGGGATACAGGAATGATATACGAGTAGTAGGGTCTTATCTGGACAAGGAGCGGTTCTGGTTAGTATTGGCGTTTTCTGAAATGCTGGGTAGTCCAAAGGTAGAAGATATAATTGGATTGGTTTATAAGGTTTATCCTGGTTTTGATATTGATTGGAAATCTTCCTATGGAGTTAAAAATGGGACAATCTATTTGGCGTTAAAACCTTATATAGAGAAAATTGCGTTAAAGGATCCTGCTGATATACCAGTAGGGTTTAAGGCTTGTGGTGGAGGAATTTATAGTTTAAGAGAGGCTAATGGTGAAACTTCATACTGGCTTTTTGTCAAGGAAGGGGATAAATATTATTTAGTTCGCAAGGATGGTTCTAAACCGCCAGAAGTTGTTACGCCAGTAGAATCTAAACAGGCAAAGCAGGGATTAACAATAGGAGCATTGGTGAAGGTTTTAGGCAATCAGATCGGAATTTTAAAAGGAGTTGATAATGGTGCATATATTGTTAAGTTGTTGGGGCAAACTAAGGAAGTTAAGGTTCATGATGTAGCAGAGTTTGATATAACCAAAGAGAAGGAGTTATTGCGAGAGTATTATCTTAATTTATATCCGCCAGAATTTGTAGATGCGCTTTTAGCAGATTATGCTTAAAGTTAATGAATAATGGATTTAATAAACCAAGATTTATGGATTAAGGGGTTAAAACAAAAAGCAGAGGATATTACTCGCAGAGTTTTATTGGCTTTTTATGTGGTGCCTATTCATAGAATAACTGCTTTCTCAGTAAGGAAATTAGATGACGGGGTTTTAGTTTTAGTGAATGTGGATTTTTATAATTATCTAACAAATGAGCGAAATGATATTATAGTTCCAGTTTTTTATTCTGCGAGTAAACAAGAATTTGAAAAACCATCAATTTTTTATAAGGATAGAAGGGCATTTTTGATTTCTGATACGACTTTGCGTAGTTTATTTATTAATTATCCTATAAGTTTTCCACAAATTAATTTATTTTCGCCATTAGCACCATTATTTTATAAAAATTTGCAGAGGTAAAAAATGGAAAAAATTGATGTGATTTCAAAAGAGGTTTTAGGGATTTTTGAAAAGGTAATTCAGAGATTAATTGTAGATGCGGATGGAAATTTAAGTGTAACACAATTAGAAAAATTATCTCGTTGTTATACAGAATATATGAATGTTAATAAATTATATAAAAATTCAGTTAATGAACGGAAGAGGATTTATGAGGAAATTTTGAAACAAATTTTGTCTATTTTAACAAGTAAGTGGAATATAATTTTACAATTTTTACATGAGGAAATACAGGAGTTTAATTTATCTAAAGAATTAAGTCATAGGTTATTGGATAAATTATCTTTAATAATTGAACAAATTTTAAAAGAAGAATTATCTAATTTTATTGAGAAGGAAGTATGAAGTTAGAACAAATTTTATCACGGGCAGATATAGAGAGACGGCGGCGTTCAAGAGCATATAGTGTTTTTTATGATGGTTTTGATAAGGGTAAAGGGGTTTTTTCCTTTACTGTATCTGGTAGAGATAATTATAAAGTTAGTGTACAAATAGAACCTAAAAGTTGGAAATTGATGGCGAAAGAATTTAAAGATTTGTCTAATGATGAAGTTATAGAAAGTTTTAGAGAAAATAGGAATAAATTAGATATTTTAGTTCATTGTGAGTGTGCTGATTTTTTGTATGGAGGTTTTGCTTATATAGCGACTAAAATGGGATATGCAATTAAAAAAGAAACCAGACCTCCTATTGTGAGAAATAAAAGATTGAGAGGAAGTGTTTGTAAGCATTTGATTGCTGTTCTTGAGTTTTTAAAATGATTAATGATTTAAAGCAATGGTCTTTGCGTAATAATGAGGATTTGATTCCTAAATTGGATTTACAGGAAGCCAAGCATATTATCGAATTTGTTGAATCTCCTGTTTTTTTAGGATTTCCTAAAATTTTCCCATTTCAGAAAAAGGTTTTAATTGGATTTTTTGAACTTGCCTGTCCAGATTGCAATGATATTAATTTATCTCATATTTTGGATATAGAGGATGACAAGTTAGATAAATTAGTTTTATTTGAATATGGTGTATGTCCCAAATGTGGTAAAAATAAATTCCAATTTTATAATGAAGGTAAATTACGATTTTATAATGAATTAGTAGGGGTGGCTGGGACAAAAGCAGGGAAAACTACATTAGTGGCATCCATGGTTGCGCCATATATTTTGCATTGGTTAATTATACATAAGGACTTTAGAAAGTGGTTAGAAATAATACCTTGGACGACCTTACAAATGGTGTTTGTAGCGACTTCAAGGGAGCAGGTTAAACGAACTGGATGGGATTATTTTAGAACAACTATTGAGAATAGTGTTTGGTTCCAATCTTTATTTAAGCAATTGGATGATTTTGCAAGAAAAAGAAGGATTAGTAGAGATAGATTATATGTTAAAAATTTAACTTCATTACAATTAGTATGGTTAAATTTAGAAATTTTAGGATTACATTCTAATTCTTTTTCTATTGCTGGTGGAACTTTTATTTTTGCATATATAGATGAGATAGCAAGGTTTGATTTAACTGAATCTAAACGGTCAGCAGATGAAATTTATAGAGTTTGTAGGAACAATTTAGTCCCTGTTAGAGAGAGTTTAAAAAATAGATTGGATCAAAAGGATATTTATAAAAATGGCAATGTAATTGATGCTATTTTTGCTATCACTTCATCTCCGCTTTCTATAGATGATAAAAGTATGCAATTATTAGAATCTTCTTCTTTGTTTCAGAGAAGATTTTATTTTTATAAGTCTTCTTTTGATGCTAATCCTTTATTACAAAGAGAACGATTTTTTGAGGTATTGGAAGAAGATCCTACTGGATTTTCAAGAGATTTTGATGCTGAACCAGACGATGGTGGAACTGCTTTTATAAGTAATATTGAGATAATTAAAAGAGCAATTCAATCAGTACAACCTTGTGTGGATTGGACTTTAGAATTGAAACCAGCAGGTTTTATTGGTCAAAAGGAAAATATTAGGGTATGTGTAAAATTTTTGAATGCACAACGGGAAAGAATGAATCCATTTTTTGTTCATGCTGACCCTGGACGGTTTAGTGATTCTTTTGGTATTGTTTTAGGTAAATTATTAGATGAGGAAAATTATAAAATAATTATCACAGATGTTATAGATATTTCTATACCTAAAAAGAATAGTAAGGTTTTATATGAGATTGATTTTGAAAGTGTTAAGGATTTTCTTTTACAGTTATCAAAATTTATTTATATTCGTTGTTTAAGTTTTGATAGATGGAATAGTGCTTATTATGTTCAAATTTTAAGAGATGCAGGATTAGTAGTTAAGGATTTTAATATGTCTTATGATAATTATTTATCTTTTAGGCAGGATTTATTTGCGCAAAAAATTATTTTTCCTAAGCCAAGATTAGAGGAATGGGAGCGGAAACCTATAAAGGATTTAAGTGGTGTAGATAAAATGTTAAAAGAATTATATATGTTAAGAGATTATGGGAAAAAAGTAGACCATCCTGCAAATGGTTCTAATGATTTAATTATTGGTGCAATAGGAATTCATGCTTCTGTGATTCAATCTATTTATAACAAAAATAATTTTCTTGGCAGAGATGATAAAAAACGGTATAATATGATGCATGGACGAGTGGTGAGGTTAAATAGGTTTGTATGATGAAAAGGATAAAAGGAGAAAATTTAATTAAGGAGGAATTGCAAAAAGTAACTCATTTAGAGGTTATGCAAGCATTTGAGATGTTGCTTAATTATGTTAATGACAAGAATGAATTGCCAGAAAGTATTTTTCAGGAAGTTTTCAGTAAGTTATCCGATGATGAAAAAGAATTATTAACCGGAATGTTAATTTCTAAAGGGATTAAGGTTTTACCATTAAGTGCGGAGAATATTAAGCAAGCAGAAATTGAAACGGTAGAGCAGAAAAGGGAACAAGAATTGGAAAGATTAAAAAGCGAAATTTTAAATGCTTTAAATGAGGATGGAGAGATTACAGAGATGAAATTAGAAAAAATTTTGGAAGGGGTTGAAGATGTTGTTCTTAAAGCAAGAATTTTTGAATGGTTGGCAGAAACTCCTTTGATAGAAAGGATTAAGGTTAAAAAGAAGGCTTTTTTTGAATTAGGAGAGATTAGAACTGTACCCAATAAGGATTATAAAAAAAAGATTAAGAAAAGAATTAAAATGATAACAGGTGATTTTATTTGGCATAAATAATTTGTTGTTTTTTTTAATAAATTTTTTTAAAATATATAGAGAGGTGTAAAAATGCTTAATGGTGTTTTGCAGATTAATGGAAAGCAAATAACAGCGGTTTTACCTGAAACTCACAATGAAAGATTAAGTGGATTAGATTTTAAAAAAATTGATGGAGCGATGGTTTTTTTATATTGTTGTCCTTCTTATGTAATTTTTCGTGGTTGTCAGGATAGACCAATTGATATTGCTTTTTGTAAAAGGGAAGGGAATCTTTTTAAACCAGTTAAAATTATTTCTTCTTTGCAACCTGGAGAAGTATGTTCAATGGATAAAATTGAGTGTGTAATTGAGGCAGAAGCAGGAAGTTTCTATAAATTTGGATTAGTACAAGGAGTAGATACAGGTGTGCAAATTTTTTTACAGGTTAATGGTTTATTAAGAAATGTTGCAGAATTTTATGAGCAAAAGAAAGAAGGACAGATGGAATTAAAGGCAAAAATTAGTGAAGAATTAGAAAGAGCAGGAATTACCAGAGAAGATTTTTTAAATTTTTTATCAAATTTTAAAATAAATAAGGAGGTTTAAAAATGAGAAAGGGTTTTGTGATTGTAACAAAAGAACCACAGAGGGTTGGAACAATTTTAGATTTTTATGATGATGGTATAGAGGTAGATTTTGGTGATAGGACTTCTGTAATACAAACTGATAAAATTGATTGGACTAAGACGGCGGTGCTACAAACAATAGCGGTTCTGGATAAATTGATAAAAATTTACGGGCAACCTAAACCGAGTGTTCGGGAGACACCTATAACAGAAGAGGAATTAAAATTGCCTACTACTCCTCAAATGCCATTTGTAGAAAGGTTCCCAGCAAGACCGCCAGGATTTCCGTCAGAATTAGAGGTTCCTAAACCTACATTAGAAAGTTTAGTAGAGTTAGATAAGGCATTGGTGAGAATGCTTGATAAAATAGAGCGGTTGGTAAGTAAGCGGGCAGAGGTTCAGGCGGAGTTGGAGAATTTTAATCAAAAGGTTAAGGAATTACGGACAATTTCTAAGGAATTTGAGGAGCAGATTCGTAAAGAGGTTTTGGATGTAGCAGCGCAATTGCAGAAAAATTTAGAGGGGTCGGAAGAACTTGCCTCTTTCTTTGGGAAATATCGGGACAAGGTATTGCAGTTAATACGCTGGATTAAGATAGAGACAGTTGAACCTCCTGCAGAAACTTTATTGGAGGAATTATTAAAAATTATTAAGGAAGAAGCGCCACGAAAGTTTGATAGAATTACTCAAAGGTTAGAACAAATTAAAAATGATATAACACAAAAATCTGAGGAATTGAGTTCTTATCTTGCGATTGCACCACTGGGTTCTATAAAAGGTTATAAGACAGCGCAGGTTTTGGAAACTGTTAAGGGGTGGATAAGAAAACTCTGGGATTGGATTAAAGGTGTTTATAGGTCTGTGGTAAGGTGGGGAAGTGAAATTCAGAATATTCTGGATGAAACCATAGAAACTTATACTGATTTAGAAAGAATAACGAAGGAAATTTTATGAAGTTTAAATTTACAGAACCGATAACGGATATCTCTAATATATCTGCTGCTAATGGGATGAGTACGGATATAATGATTTTTAGGCGTAAGGAAAAGAATATTTTTTCTTTTGGGCGGAAGGAAAGAGCATTGATTTATTTTACAGATGGTAAGATTAATATCAGTACGGATGATTTTTTGATTGAGATACCGAGTGAGAAAATTTTGAATATAAAAGAACGGGTTGCAAAATGTGAAAAAATGTTAGAAGGATGGCAGGAAGATGCAGATAGTTTTTGAACCAGATTTAAAATCATATTTTATTAATTCAGACGGGCAGGTGCAATGGGTTGGTTCTGATATGGTAGCGATAAGATTATTGGTTAATAATGGTTTTCCAGAATGGGCAGCAAGAAAAGGAGTATTGTATGCAAGAATGAATCAGGGTTTATGGATTGATCTGGATAAATTTATACGAGAAGCATTTAAAAAAAATGCTATAACTGAGAAGGATATTCAAAATTTATTAACGACTGTAAGACCTTCTACAGAGAAAAAGACCAAAGATGATATTAAAAAAGAATTACAGGACTTAGAAGTGATTGTGAATAGTATACCATCAACTGCTCGTAAAGTTATAAATATGGTTTCAAGTATTATAGAGAGGGAATTAGATGAAAATGAAATTTTAAGAATTTATAATATTTTATATAGTTGGAATGAATTATTAATGGTGGTTAATGCTTCTTTAATGAAAGGTATTAAATGAATAAAAGAGATTTAGATAGATAAAAGGAGAAAATGAAATGAATATAACCCTAAATGTAAAAGAACTAAGAAAAAAGATTGAGGGTTTGTTTAATAAAGAAGCACGATTAATTACATTAGAGCAATTAAATGCTCCTCCTGTAGTTCTTACAAAATCATATTTTGGGTATCCTACTGGAGAGCCAGAAAAACGATTGGCGGAAGTTAGTTCTTGGTTGGAAGAACTTAATAGAAAATATAATTTAGGGTTGGAGATTTCTCTTGATATAGAAAGACATAAGGTTGAGGCATATACTCCTGATGGTCAGTTAGTTGCTTTTTTTGATTATTCAGAAGTTGGTAAACGTGTAAATAAAAATCAAAATTTTAAAGATTTGTTGAAATTAATTGAAACTAAGATGGCTGGAAAAGAAAAATTTTTAAGGAAATTTATGGGAAAATTTAAATTAAAATTTTTTATTGATTTGGAATTTTGGATGCGGGATTTGTTGATTTTTGAAAGAGGATCTATTGTATTTGAAGATGAAAGGATTGTTAAAGATAAAAGTAAAACATATTTATCAATTGGGTATATTGTAGGATCTTATTTAGATAATATGTATGATTGGTTTGATATAAGATTTAAATGGGGTGAAAAGAAGGAAAAAAGAGCGCTTTTTGATTGGTATGTAGAACGAATTAAAGAGGAATTGAAATATGTTCGTGAATCAGAAATGGATGAGGAAAAGATGAAGGAAAGCGAATTAGAATTAATGGTTAAACTTAGATTGTTAGAACAAAAAGTACAACTGGAAATGTTATCGTATTTACCAAAACATACTGTTGATTTAGAATATTTTTTTACCGAGAAAATTAAAGAGGGAACCTTATTAGAAGAACTAATGTTTCTTTTTGTAGTAGAGAATTATAAATTAACAGCCGATGGTAAAGTATTAGAAGAAGAAGAAGGATTAGTACAACAACCTTATATGATTATACAAATTTTTGCGAAAAGAAAACTAATTGATGTCTTTAAGATCCTGAGTGATTTTTCTTTTTATGATGGTTTAATTATTGATATAATTAAAGAATATGGACTTACGGATAGATATGATATCAAGAAGGAACAGGATATAGAAAGAGCATATGGAGATCCTGAAGTTCAAAAATGGTTTGAGCAGGCTTTAGAAAAACGAGTTTTAGAATTAATAAAACAAGAATAGAGTAGGTTATTTGAAGATAAAGGCAATTTTAGTAGATGAACAGATGAAACTTTGGCAAAGCAGATTGCAAGATTTTAAATATAAATGGTGATTGATGTTTTAATTAAGGGTATTAAATGAGTGATGAAATAAAAACTAATAATGAGAAATTGCCTACAGTGGTGCCTTTTGGGGTTAAGGCACGGGGAGGATTTTTTAGTACTGCTGAATTTAAGGTAAGAGCGCAACCTTTTCTTGGATTGGGTGGTCCTATTTCTGCACCGCAGGGTGGACTTGGAACTGTTATAACCACAGCACCTATTTTTTATGATATTCGTTATTTTACTCCTGATAAATTTTATTTCCCAAGACAAGAATTAGAACAAAATGATATATGGCGTTTAATTTATAAAAGGGACCCTATTGTTGGTGCAGCAATTGATTTGTATGCTGAATTTGCCTGGTCTAATTTTGATTTGGTAGGAATAGATGATACTGCTGTTCGTTCTGTTTATGAAAATACAGTCGCAAATTTAAATTTGTTATCAATTTTGCCAGATATGACTAAAGAATTTTTAATCATTGGTAAGGTTATACCACATTTAATTTTTTCAGAAAAGGATGGGATTTGGAAACATGTTTTTATTCATGATCCTGACTATATTAAAATGACGGTGCTACCTTTTGCTAATGAGGAACCAATTTTGGATTTAAAGGTGCCACCTGAATTAAGACAATTGGTAATTTCTCCTGATCCAAGAATACAAAAAATTGTAGCAAAATTGCCAGAGAGTATGGTGACTGCAATATTAAGTTCGCAATTTATTCCTTTGGATAATTTAAATGTAACTGTTATTCCTCGTCGGGCTTTTGCTTCTGATTGGAGAGGGATTTCTATTTTAGAAAGACTTTACAGGATGTTAATGTTTGAGGATTTTTTGATGAATGCAGCATTGGCTGTTGCACAGCGTAATGCAGTTCCTTTAAGAATTTTTAAATTGGGTGATCATAAAGTTGATTGGTATCCTACAAAAGAAGATGAAAATGCGTTGAGTGAATTGTTGGCGATTGCAGAGGCGGACCCGATGTCCGCTTTGATAATGCATTCTGGAATAGAAGTAGAATATGTTGGTGTTTCTGACCGTTTTTGGAATGTTGCAAGAGAATGGGATTTTATTGAAAATATTAAATTGGTGGGATTAGGTGTAAGTAAATCTTTTCTTATGGGGGAGGCATCTTTTGCCAGTGCGGTAGCGGGTTTGCAAACTTTTGTTCAAAAGGTAGCAGGATTGCGTATGAAATTTGAAAATGAATGGATTGTTCCTAAGATTTTTAAAACAATTGCTAAAATACATAAATTTTATAAACGGACACCAGCAGAATTATCATATCGTATTCGTTTACAAAAGGAGGATTCAGATTTATTATACCCTGTTATTAAATGGCACAGGTCATTAGAGCCAACTCAAGATACATCTTTATTAAGCGTTTGGCGAGAATTACATGATAAAGGTATAATTTCAGATAGAACTTATGCTGCTGGTGCTGGTCTTAATCTGGATGTAGAAAGACAAAATAAATTAGAAGAAGAACAATATAAAAAGAAGATAGAAACAATGGTAACAAAAATTCAATCTCAGATGGGGAATGAAACTGGATATCATGTTCCTTCTAAATATATACATGCATCTTGTTTTGATAAGCAAGGATTTTTTAAAGGTGTTCATTATTCTGAATTAGAACCAGTAATAGCATTTATTAAAGGGCATCAAGTAGATGAATTTAAAGGAATAGATAATTCTTTGTCTTCAATATATCATTATTTGCGGGAGAAGAATTGGGATGATAAAAAATTAGATGCATTGACAGAATTATTAAAAATTGAGAAAATATTAGTAACTCCTGATAAAATTTATGAAGAAATAGAGAAAGAGACATTACAAAAAGATTTTTTATCAGGGAAATAGGAGGAAGGAAACAGTTGAGTAATTTATTGACAAATATAGAGATTTCATGTAAGGTAATGGTAGGACTGAGCAGACCGAAAGGATCTCAGTCTAAGAGATTTGTGCCTCGCCGAGGCCATACTGGTAAAGATACCAGCGATGTTCTCGCTACGGCGAGGAATTTAGTTGTAGACACTTTTGTTTACAACTAGAAAGGCAGGTTCGAGAATGTTTGAGATTATAAGTTTTGTGTTAAAAAAAGCGTTTTTGAAGATGAAGGGGCTTTTAGGTATTGATGAGGAGATTGAACTTCTTGCAAAGCAGATTGCAAAACTTTCTAAAAAGCCAGGATTTGACCAGGCAAGGATAAGGAATTTGATAGTAGTAGAATTGATGTATCCGCAGGCGGTTTTTGATGCGGCTTGGGAAAGATACCTGAAGGAATATAAAGGAAAAGCATAGGTGGATGTAAGAAAAATTAAAATTATTTTAAAGAAGGCTTTTCTTCAAGTTAAATTATTAGAATTGTCAAAATTTAAAATTGATTCTCAGGAAAAGGGAGAATTGGGTGAATTTTTGTCTTTAATGTTATCTTTTTATGAGGCATTTGAAAAAATTAAAAAAAATAATGAGTGGATGGACAGGATTAAACAGAATAAGAAGGAGGAATATTTTAATCAACTTTTTGATTTTATTTCAAAATTAAGGGCAATAGCAGGATATTTGAATAAATTTTATCCAGATGTTTTAAAAATGAAAACTTATGCTATTAATAAATTTGAGGCATATTATACAGAGTTGGACAAAATATGGCGGGAGAATAAAAAAATTTTGGAGGAAGTTGATAAATTAGATTGGTTATGGAATGAGGTAGAAAGGCGATTGGGTAAAAGAATGGATTGGAATGGATTGATAAGATTTATAGATGATTTTTTGAAAGTACCCTGGGAAAGCAGGAAAGAAGTTAGTTTTTTAGATTTATTTTATAATCTTTCAAATGAGCAAAGAAACAAATTAATTGCTATTTTTAATACTTTTATAAGAGACAATAAAGAATTATGGGAAAAGTTAAAGACTGAATGGCGTATTCCGACGGAAGCAAAGGAATTGTTACAAAATTTAAGGGATCTTTTTTCTTCTTTTTGGCCTAAATTGAAAAAGGATGAAATAGAAAATTTCTTATTGCAATTACGGGGCGATGTTTTAGAAGAGGTTATGGAGGATTTAGGCTTATTAAAGGAATGAATTATATAATTGCGAGAAAGGGGCAAAAATTTTTAGCAGATACTCGTAGAGGTTGGGAGATTATTCTTGATTCTAAAAAAATAAGGATGACGGAAGGGTGGACGGGGCTTAATAAGGAACCAACAGGGCGAAGGGTAATTTTGAGTGGGAATAAAGATTTATTAGAGGAAGTAGGTAGAATTTTATCAAGATGTTTAGTAAAGGATAAGGATTGGAATAATGTTTTTATTTATTGGTTTGGACTAAGAGGTTTAAAAGATTTTTTGTTGCTTTTTTTGTTGAAATGTGTTAAAAAGGAACTTAGAATAAGACGGGTTTAAAATGAGGTGTTAAATGTATAGTGTTAAACAGAAAGAATTAAATCCTAACGAAGAATTTTATTTTGTATTTGATATTATTTATCCATTGAGAATTTTCCGTGTTTGGGTAAGACCAGGGGATGAAGTGGGAACTTTGATGAATTATGAAGTAGAATTTTTCTTTGATAAAGAGAGTCAGTTATTGCGTTCTCGGAATCAATCACAGATTGATTCGTTTAGTTTTGATTTGTTCCCAGCGAATAGTTCAAAATATAGTGATAGAAATTTTCCGATTGATATAAGTGTCAGGATTAAAAATTTAAGTACGCAAAGAAAGAATTTTTATGTGGCTTTTGTAGGAAAGGGTTTAGAAGAAATGGGATGAGGTGAATTTATGAAGACTGAAATTGTTGCATTAATTAATGCTTTAGAGGATGAATATCAAGGGATAGAATTTTATAAAGAATTAGCAAAAATGTTTGATAATCCAGAAATACGGAATGCTTTAAATCAAATTGCTAAAGAAGAACAGGGACATTATGAATATATTAAAAAATTGTTATTTTATTATAAACCTTGTTGAGGTTATGAATTATGGCTACGTCTGAACAAACAAAGCAGGCATTAATTAATAGTTTGAAGGAGTCACCTTATCCGAAGGTTGTTAATTTTGCAAATAATATAGGGGAGAAATGCTGGGATGATTTAGCGGTTGAGTTTTATCAACAGCAAAATTTCAGTATAGAGGAGAAGCAGGATATTTTTAATCGGCTTTTGCAATCTCCCGATCCAGTGGTTAAGAAGATTTTAGTAATTTTTGTTGAGCGGGAGGATGAATATGTAATAAATCAGATTTTGCAAAATGCGGATAATAATACTAAAAAATTTGTGGCAAGATATTCGTCAAGTGATAATGTAAGGATGAGTTTATTATCACAGAATCCAGATAAGGCGTTGTTAAAGGAAATCATTGCTGGTATGATTGATAAAAAATTGGTTGAACAATATAAGGATAGTTCTGATGCAGAATTGAAGCAGGCATATTATACAAGAATTGATAAATCAGGATTAATAAGAAGAATATGGAAATAAATTTTGGAAAGGTAAATTATGAATATACTTGGTAGTTTTTACAATCAATTATTGCATAAGTTTTATACGGGATTAAAAATATATGTAGATTATCAGGGTGGTTTATCTACAAATGATGGATTAAGTCCTCAAGCGCCAGTTGATACAATAGCCACTGCTTTGAATAGAGCAAGTGGTTTTTATTCTCTTGCGAAAATGATTATTGTTATGAGGGGTAATCCAACTAAAAAGGGTGATATAATAGATGAACCGATTTCTATAAATATTCCGAACACAGTAATTGATTTTAATTTTATACCTATAAGATTAACTGTTGATGGAATTGCAATATCTTTGCAGGAAGTTTTTACAGGTGTTGTCAATGCGAATATTGATTTGTTTGACCAACCAACTTATGGTGAAGGTATTGTAATGAATGGCGGATTGTTTAATTTTGTAGTAAATAGTTTGATTCAAAATTGTAAAGGTAGTGGAATCAGTGGTTATGGTAGTGGGAAAGGCGATTTAATAATGGGCAATATTTTAATAAATAATGATGTTGGCTTGTGGATAAAGGAAAGAGGTGGAATTATTGTTCAGGGTAATTTGTTTGCCTTAAATTCAACTGCAATTAAAAGTGATGGTGGTAATGGGCAGGCATTTGTTACAAGAAATATATTTCAGAGCAATATTGTAGATGTAGAAGAACAGCAATTTTATCAAGAATCACTGGATGGTGTAGGTAGTTTGAATAAATTGACTTCTCCATCCGCATCTTGGGCACCAGGACAATATACTGGATTTTTGTTGATTGACAGTGCAGGTAATGGGTATAAGATAACTGGTAATACTGCTACTGAATTGAATGTTGTAGGAGTTAATTTTGATGGTAGCGCAAAGGATGTAACTCCTGCGGATGGTCATTTCTGGATTGTTCATTCTGAAAATGATGTGTTCTTTTATGAGAATTACTGGGATAAATTAAAGAACGCATCATTACAGATTTATGGTGATTCAAATGAAGATGGTATACTTGACAGATTAATTTCAATGCCTGAATTTGGTATTGGAATAGGGAAGAGTACAGTTATTGATAAGAAGCCATTGACAATGGAAGGTATTTTTTCAGATGCTAATATTTTAGATACAAGTAATTTAATTTTAAATCAACTTTATTTCTTGAATAGCAGGGAATTTCAGAAAGCCTTAACGGATATGCCAAATCGTAATATAAGGGCTGGTATGTTAGATTTTATAAGGTGGAAAATTTGGAATCAAAATTATAAACAAGAATTAGATTATGATAGTTCTTTGGATGTAATTAAAACTAAGATTATTAAAGAATAAGGGGTATCTATGATATTACAAAATATAAAAAATGTATTAAGAAATATCGGAGAATTTTTGATAGTGTCGCAGGTAGAATTGGAAGGAGTGTTGGATGCCTGGATGCATGGGAAACCTCGTAAGGGTAAATTATATTGGACAGATGGAGAGTTTGTTTATTATCATGATTCTAAAGTTTTAAAAAGAACACCAAGGGGTTTTGCGCTTTCAAATCAAGGATGGGTTACTTCTACTACGATATCTGTTTTTATGACTATTTTACAAGTATTGGCAGGTTATAATTATTATGTTTTTAAAAGAGGCAGTAAAATGTTCATAGAGGATAAAGCATCGGGTAAGATTTTTGAGATTCCTACTGGTAGAGATAAATGGATAGAATTTACAGAAAATGGTGCATTAATTGAGGAAGGTTTAAAGGAATATACTTATGAAGAGACCGAAAGGGAAACAAGAGAATTTACTAAAAAGATAAATCAAATTTTGAATAAGATATTAACACAATTGACATTAACGGGTGATTTTTATGAATTGAGTGATTTAGAAATTCCAGAATTAGGAATGACCTTCGGTGAACTCTTTGAAGATTATATAAGGCCAAGAAGGAAAATTTATGATTTTTATACTGATAGGATGAATGATTTTATTAAAACTTATTCAGATATGTTTAAAGATGATTTGCGTTATGCTATTCGTAAATTTTTTGAGACAGGACGATTAAGATAGGGATTTAAGGGATGCAATGGCTACTAATGCTCTTGCGATTGCAACAAATGGTTATGCAGGATCTATAAATGGGTATTTATCTGATTTATCTTTATCTACAGATGGATATTATGGTATTATAACGCAATTTCCGTTTGGTCTTTTAGTTCATAATATTCAATTATATGAGATTAATACACAAAATCCAATTGTTGGTGCTATTGTAGAACTTTTTGATTCTACTAATCATATAAGACTTCGTTCCGGAATAAGTGATGTTTATGGTAGGGTTTCTTTTGGTGGTCTTTTGTATGGTCAGTATTCAGTTAGAGTGGCTAAGTTAGGAGTATATAATTTTCCAGTGGAATTAATTTCAGTAATAAATGATCATACAACTTCTATTATTTATGGTTCTCCTATTGTATTATCGGGACCAGGAATAATTGGATTGTGTCGAATACATGTATTTTTAGTTGATTTTGGTTTAATTCCTTCTAAAGGAATTAAAATTTATGTTAGAGTGGTTTCTTTGCCACAGAAGATAGATGGATTTTTATTGGATTGGCTTGCAAAGACTTTTGAAACGGATGAAAATGGGTATGCTTATTTTGATGCAATTAGAGGCGCTAAAATTTTTGTGCAGATTAAGGAAGCAGGAATTGAACGAGAATTTTTGGTTCCTGATACTGACACTATTTTATTAAAGGATTTAACTTTCCCGCCGAGAAGTTCCCTTCCGTGAGGGAGGGGATGAGAGGCGGTAATTTTTGTTGATTTATGTTGAGTTATATTATATAATAGTTATATGAAATCAGGTTACCCTAGAGGATATAAAACATTATGTCCAGATCCAGAAAGAAAGGTAAATCAGGTAACAGAAACCTGCTGAATGTAGTTTATAGGTATCTGGCCTATTTGACACCTTTGCAGGAGTTGAAGATAGAGAACTGGTTTTATATCCTTTGGAACCTGTATAACTCTGCGATAGATGAAAGACAGAGAATATATAAGAGTGAAAAGAGAAGTATCAGTTACACGGAGCAGCAGAATAGTCTTCCACTTATTAAGAAACTTGAACCGAT